GCATCAACGAAAAACTTGGTTTCACCCTCAAACACCAGCAGCGCTGACGGGTCATCGAAGGATGCGATCGTGTCGCTGCCTTTGCGCAAAACGCGCCACTTCGTCGCGCCCGCCGGGGGTTCGAGGAATAGTCGCAAGGCGTTGCCGACGGCGATCGGCCGGATAATAGAGATCATGGGATTATGATGGCGTCACGACGATTTGCCGGGGCGCCATCGTGACGCGACGCTGAGCCCATGGCAGACCTAAACTTCAAACTCACGTTCAACCTCGGCGACGCTCTTGACGGCGTCGGGATCATCAACAAGCAGATCTTTCCGCTGCTTAATCAGGCCGTGCGCGCAGTTGCCGCACAGACCGCCGCGAACTGGCAGGCGAATGTCTATCAGGCGAAGTTGTGGTCTGGCGAGAAAGACGCCTACGCCAAAACGATCGGTTGGCACATGACCGGCGACTTCACCGCGTTGGTCGAGTCGGATTACCGATACGACCAAGAAATCGAAAACGGCCGTCCGGCGAAAGACCTGAAGAAGATGCTCGGCACCAGCCTCAAGGTGCGCCGCACCGAAGATGGCCGACGGTTCCTGATCATCCCGCTGCGGCATAACGTGGCAAAGCTGGAAGCCGCCGGCATCTACAACATGGCAAAGGACCTTGACCCGTCGACGATCCTTGAGCAGAGCGAGCGACCGAGCGGTGAGGTCACTAACCTGTCGCCAACGGCCGGTATGTCGCCGTCCACGAACCAGACACCGTATCTGTCGAATGCGAAAACAAAGTCGACCATGATGGTCAATAAAAACCACTACTCGTGGGGTGGTAGCCTGAAAAAAAGCAACATGCGCGCAGGGATGATGCCCGGAACGCGTGCATGGGCTCAGGGCATGCATCGTTTCGACACCAGCACGCCGGGCGGCGGCAAGTCGTCGGCCTATCTGACGTTCCGGGTAATGATGGAAGGGTCTGGCGGTTGGATCGTGCCGCCCCAACCGGGGCAGCAGATCGCGCAGAAGACGTCGGAGGATATGCAGCAGAAAGCGCTATCGGCGTTCGAGGAAGCGATCAAGCGCACCGTGACCAAGATGCAGGGCTAGCGCCCCATCAGATCCCAGCGGCGCAACACCGTGAGTTTCGGCAGGCGCATACCGTCATGCATGTTGCGGTTGTGCGGGAAATCCATGTACAGGAAGTATTCAGACAGGCGCGTCCCGCTGACCGAATAGTTCATCCCCGGCGGCGGCTCTCCAGTGGTCCATGTTGGACGACCGTTGGCGTCAAAAACCGGAATCCCACCCTCGACAAGGGTTCCGGTAGCTGCATCCTTCCAGAACACTCGCTCAACCTTTTTCGGAGTGAACAGAATTCTTTCGGTCGGCGCACCGCGCTTCAGTGGCAGCGAAAATCGATCCGTGGCGTTGAGCATGGTTACTCGATCGAAAGGTCCTGCATCCCACAGCGGCGAGTTCTCCGGCACGGTCATCACCATGTCGCCATTCTGCCACATGCCCATCTTTGCCCACATGTTCTGCGTCTTCTGCCCAGCCGATGCCGCCGACGCCGGTGTCGGGTTGGTCCAGAAGTAGGCCTTGCCCAAGCACAGCGAGCACTTCGGATCCGCCGAACCTTCTGCTGCCGTTACGCAGGAGCATGCGTAGGAACGCTGCCAGATGAACTGCTGGCCGATGTTGTTCAGGAACCGGTTGAAGTGCCCGCGATTGAATTTCATCCGCCCATCACCATGACTCGGATACCGTGGATTTTCGACATCAGGCCGCCGTTAGAGCCTTTCGGTCCGTTAAGGATGGCGTCGATCGAGTCGTAGTAATCGGACATGTCGACGGACATCGACTCGCTTAAGCCATCGCCACTGATCGAACCAGACTTCGGAAAGAATGCATCGCCGACGATCTTGAGGACTGCCATTTTCTTGATGGCGTCCAGCAGCTCTGGATACGTGGTCGATACGTTGGTCAGGCCGGCGGTGTAGGTCATCTGCACCATCGAGGGGATCAGCCGGCCGCCGACCATGTTGGTCAGGACGTACCCGGTAACGCTATTCAACACCGCGTTCGATGACGGGACAATTCGAACATGCCCATACTTGGCGTCGAAGTTCACCCACGGGATCGGGATGTCGAAGTAGGAGCCGCCCTGCGATGGATAGGAAAACTGGAGCCGGTCGATCGAGATGATCGGCTTCTGGCGCGTGGCGATGAAGCCCCACTTGTCTCCCGCGAACATGTCCGGGGTGTAATCGTTGCCGATTTCAATTTCCCACGCCATGCCTTCCAGCGCATCCAGTTCATCTTGAGTCGGCGGGTTCGGGAAATAGCGCGTCGGGACCAGCGGCACACGCAGGGTGTGGGAGATCTCCGATTCGGCGGCGCGAATCTTTTGCCACAGGTAGTCATCGGACACGACGACGTCCTGCAGGATGCCTTGCGCGGCGGCCATCAGCCGATCGCGGCGAAGTTCATCGACAACGATGTCCTTGATGAACAGTGAGGTTCTGGTCGGCTCGAACAAGGTTTCGACGGTCAAGCTGAAGCGCCGGATGCCGATATCGCCGGACAACACCAGCATGGCTTCGCCCGGTGCGAGCACGGCAGTTTCGGTCTCAGTGAAATCGACAGCAACCACACCAGATGGCCAGTCAGCGCCAGCGGCAGCTGAATCAACTGCCGTGGCGCCAATCAGTTCATCCTTTCCGTCCATGGTAAAGACCCGGGCCTCGAGAGTTCCGGTGATCGCCACCGGTTGCCCGTCGCGCTGCACTGTTACGGCGAAGTGCGCCGGACTACCGGCAATGATCGTGGTCATGGTTTAGGCCATCAGCCCTGCGGCTTTCAGCGACGAGAGGATTGCGTTGATTTTCGCACCCGCGTCAGAGTTATCGACGTTTGCGTTGGATACCGTTGCGGCTTTGAGGACGGTACCCGCGACAGTTGTGGTCGCAACTGCCGGCGCAAGTGTGATGACAAGGTCACCCAACCCGGCCTTTTTCGTTGCGATCGACAGGTTGTTCAGAAGCTTTTTAATGTTGTCCAGCTGGGCTTGAGTGGCCATGGGCACCTCGGTGATTAGAAGACGTCGGCAGGCTTGTCTTCGGTGTTTACAGGTGGTTCGCCGCCTTCAACAACCACAGGATCGGTTGCATCAGTTCCGGCGCCGGTAACGGTGGTCTGCTCGCCGCCATTTTCCGGTTCAACGTTTGCAGCGTTGTTGTCAGCGCCCGGGATGATGGTTTCTTCCGTGGTCTTGGTGTCGACCACCGGAACTACCGGTTCAACCTGAGCAGCAGGTGCTGCGCTAGCAGTTTTGCCCTTGGCGCCGCCGGCAGTCTTTGCCGCTTTGGCGATCTGCGTTTTGGTCAGTGGTTTTTGTTCCGGCGGAGTAGGCGGCAGATCCGACTCGGATTCATCCTCGTCCAGCACGTAGCCCGGGATGGAAAGGAAAATGGCGGTAGCCTCATCGCCAATCTCATCAGAGATGAAACGACCATCTTCCAGCTTTTGGAAACGTACACCGCTGATTTCAAGCGATGCGTTCGGCAAATCACAAATGACTCGGGACATTGCGTTCTCCTGATATGGATCGGGCGCCACTAGGACGCCCGGGTGCTACTTCAAAGGGTTATTCGCCGGTGAACGGACGCCATTTGGCGTTGCTCGGCAGAATGTTCTTGATGTAGCCGTGATGCTTCGGCTTGGTCATACGCAGGTAACCGAACAGGAACTGGAACCAGCTGATGACCGGCATGCCACCGATACCGAACGGCAGCGGGATCTTGGTCATCGGCTGGAATTGACGCCAGCCGATAGCGTCCGCGCTTGGACCCATGTTCAACAGCGGAACCGATACGGTGCCCGGGATATCGCGGTTGATGTCGGTGAAGGTGGTGGTTGCACCAGTCTTCTTGATGGTCTTGACCAGACGCAGATCGTTTACGGTGTTGGTGCCGTTCTGGCGGCTGCGATAAATCGCGTAGCCAGTTTCGGTGCCAGCAGCGGACTGGGTGATGGTCAGCACAGCGCTTTTGCCCGCAGCAACAGCGGTCTGCGTGGTCAGCACAACAGCCGTCAGGCCCTGACCTTGACCGCCAACAGCGGCGACAGCCCAGTAGTAGTTACCGGCGCGGGTCGAGGTGAACTGCGAGTCGGTGGCGTTAGCCGACGCATCGACGGTCACGCTGGCAGGTTTGAACGCAACGTTGGCGGTAGCGATCGCGGCGTTGTACACCTCGAACGGGTAGACCATCGGGTTTTCTTCATCGTGGATGAAGGTATCCATGTTGGTCTTCAGCACGCCATTGGTCAGGCGGATGCCTTCAACGTGGCCACCCAGAACCGGGGTGTTACCGCCGCCCGGGGTCCAGCGGTACGCCGGATCCAGACCAGTGTTCAGGTCGTTTTGCACGCTGTTCGGCATGTAAACGTCGGTGCTGCGACCCCACGAACCGTAACGGCTGACCGCAACGTTGATTTTGGAGAACGCTTCGACGCTGTCGAGCTTCTTGCCCTGCAGGTCGACCACGTTGTCGCCAGACATCTGGCCGGCGGCAATTTCTTTGTCCAGCTGGGCAAAGATACCGTCGAACTGGGTCGGGCACGCATCGGCGTTGCCGTGGAACAGCAGGTACTCGGCGTCGGTCAGCAGCTGCATGGCGCCGTTGCGTTCTTCGACTGCGGTGGCATCGGTGATGTTCTTACCGATGTTCAGCACGTAGCCGACTTGACGCAGGGTCATCAGGAACTTAACCAGACCCACTTCGCGGGTGTACTCGCCCTGAGCCGAGCGAACCACGCCCATCTGGGAGTTGGTCGAGCCGCCGAGGAAGCCACCGACACTGTTCTGACGAACGTATTCGTCAACGATGTTGGTTGCGCTGGTGGATTGTAGGCGGTTGAACAGGGTGAAGTGTTCGTTCTCCTGCACGGTGGTCTTCATCGCCGTATCCAGCGATTGAACGCCCAGAGCACCACCACCGGTGAGGGTGGAGACGTCGGTCTGGTAATTACTGGCTTCCAGAGCCTTGATCAGGTCCTGCGCCGGTGCGCCGCCCTGAGAACCGCCCAGAATGGGAGCCCCGCCGGGAGCGGCAGCGCCGAATTGTGCAGCGAGTTGGTTGATGTCCATCGATAAACCTCAAAGTGATGGTTATTGCTGTCGTGCTTGCCTTACCCGGCGGGTTAGGAAAGAATTTTGTTCAGGGTTTCGGTCGATGGCACCTGACCATTGCGCAGACTCACGTCCAGCGCGGTGAATTCCTGACCGGTGATTTTCTTGGCATCCCACGCGGCGTTCGCCTTCGCCAGAAGCTCGCCCGCTTGCATGCCTTCAGGCTGGGACTTCGCCAGAACGCCGGCGACTTCAGGGCGTTCCTGAACCTGAATCACGGTGCGGCGACCAGCGCCGGTTCCACCGAGGACATCGAGGCGGTCGGACAGGGACTTGATCAGCGTGTTCTGACCCTTGACCAGACCCAGAAGGGAAGTCACGGATTTGGTCAGCACTTCTTCAACACCGGTCTGGCGGCCGCCAAGGGCTTCCAGCGACTTGAAGATTTCTTCGCCATCGATAACAACAGGCTCGTCGCCGGTAGCCGCTTGAGTACCTTGCGCCAGAGCATCGACTTCGCCGAGGGCCTTGGCCAGAACGCCGCCGTCGGTATCTTCCGGGTTTGCCGGGACAGCGGCAGGCGTGGCAGCAGCTGCAGGAGTTGCAGGAGTTGCCGCAGCAGGGGTTTGGGGCTCAACAGCAGCAGGCAGCGATTTGGCCAGTTGCTCTTGAGTGTCAGCGCCCGCCTGATCCAGCTCGGCGAGCAGTGCTTGAAATTTTTCGCTCATTCCGAGCCTCGTTTTGTCAGTGAGTTTTTGATGTCGCGCATGAAACGGGTTACCCATTCAACTGCCTCAACGCGAGACAGACCGAATTTGTGCATGGCGTAATCTGCCAAGCCTTGTGCGGATTGAATGATGTGGTCACGACCTTCCAGTAGCGATTCAGAAAGCTGATCGCGGAACTGAAAATAGGAAGGTCCGGCATCGATCGATTGCATGCCGAGTGCGCCACCACCGGAAAGCTGGGAGACGTCGGTGGCGTAGCTGGCTTCCAAAGCTTTCGCCATGTCGAAGCCTGCCGGAGTCCAGCACTTAGCGAGGATCCCGAAGGGAATGGTGCTTGCAGCAGAAACGTGCTGGTTAACTGGCTGGCGGCTGATAGCCAAGTTGCTCCAGCGAACCTTGGTCACGTAGCTGACTTTGGATTTGGTCAGGTGATCAACGCCGTCGCGACGGGCCAGAGTGGCGCCGCCTACAGATGCGTACCAGCGCGCTGGTGGGCTCAGCTGCGTCATACTCTCCCAGACCATGTTGGCCTTGGATGCGAGCTGAGTATCACCCTTGAACAGGCGCGCCTTGACGAACACCGAGGGGCCTTCAACGCGAACTTCCTCGGGAACGCCGACCTCCCACGCTTCAGGTTCGGTGATGCCGTACTGGGCAGCGATCGACGGCATCGACTTATGGTCGATATCGATGTTTCCGAACTTGAGGAAGTGGGGCGCAGAATCCTCCAGCGCTTTCGCGAGGACGATATCGTTTTGCTGGTCGGCGCCTTCGCGACTTGCTTCCAGATAAATGAAGCGCTCGCCTTTCTCCTCGGAGGGACGAGCCTTCAGCATCGTTCCGATGCTTAGATATTCCGGGTTGGCGCTTTGGTGCTGGGCTTCTGTCATGACGCAATGGTGTCGTCACGACAGTTTGCGTGGCGAATCGCAGGCATGAAAAAGCCGCCCGTAGGCGGCTTAGTGTTGATGGTTGCCGTGTGGCTACGACCTCCATCAGGGCCGGCGCTCAGATTAGCGTCTATTTGCTGGCTTCCGCAAGACACATCGCACGCAGATCCGGCTTGACGATCGAGTAGCAGGTGCTCGGCTCGCTTCTGGACTTGGCCAGACAATACAAGCGTGCATCCGCATCGGTGATGCTGTAGCAGGTGCTTGAATCAGCGATCGCAGCAAGTGGCAGCAAAGCGATCGCGAAGGCAAATAGCGTTTTCATGGCAGGTACTCGTTGGGTGATTGCTCAAATATAGCAGCTATTCGCCGCCGAGCGTCTTGCGCAGCCAGTCGCCGAACTCCGGGTCATCTCCGGGCAGATCCTGAATCACCGGCACCCAACGCCCACGACAGTGCGGATGCGCAAGTCCGGCGGGTAACCAGTACATTTCATCTGGCGTGCGATTGACCAGCGTGTCACCTACACGCTTGCGCGGAGATGCCGACCGGCCAATGTTGTTTTTGCCGACCCAGATCTCTGTTTCGCCATCCTTGTCGGGTTTATCCGGCGAAACCACCGTGGCAATCCGCTTGTGGATCTTGCGGCAGAACGCACACGCGTTGGCGTACTGCTCGATCCGCTGGACCTTCGTGCCGGGAGCGAGGTTCGCGATGAAACCCTGATTCAGGGTCTCGCCTGCCTCGGTAACGGCAATCCGGCGCCAGTCGCGGTTCAGCGTGGCGAACTGGTCGAGCAACTTGGTCTGCAGCGATTCGCTGGTGCCGCCGGTGAATTCCTCCTCAAGGTGCTGCATCACCGCGTTGCGCATCCGGTGCCTGACGTCATCACCCAGCGCGCGCACATTCTCGGCGGCTCGGGCATTGCCGAACGCCATGGTCGTCAGCTGCTGCTGATTGATGTTGAACTGCTGGACGGCGGCGCCCATGGTTGACGGCAGCGCAGCCAGAATCTTATCTGCCTGCGTGACCGTGGCGGCCTGATCGAGGTTGGCTTGCACCTTACCCATGAGGTTTGCGCGAGTGGCCATCCACTCTGCCTCGGTGCGCAACTCGTCAGCCGGCAGGTAGCGCTGAACCACGTAATCGACGGCCATCATGTGGTCATCCAGCGACCAGCTGCTCGGCGGGAGCGATTCGAGGTAAACACGGACCAGTTTCAGCTCGGCGTCAGACCAGCGCCCCATCATGCCCGGGACGGCAACAGGCTGAGGCGCGCCGGGTTTGAAGTGGTCACCGTTTTCCCATGCGATGATCTGCTGTTTGACGTGCTCAAGACGATCGAGGCCGCGCTCGGAGAACAGCTCGACAAGTCGGCGGATCAGCACGGACTCATGCGGACTCCAGATGCCGTCTTCGCCATCATGGACTGCCTTGTAAATGAATTCGAGCGCGGCGTTGGTTGTCTGCCGGCTGATAGGTGTGAGGTCGAGGAGAAAAGCCACAAGCGCATCCTTTGGAGAGTGAAGGGTCGCCCCAGTCGGTGGCGCCAGCGGAGCGTCTGGACATCCACCGACCGACAGCATCGGACTCCCACCCTTGGCGACTTATAGACTTGGCGAGGACGGGGGGAACCAAGTCTACAGGGGGGTTGCGCTTCTCCGCTTTGTCTGCATGGGTCGTTGCCGACTCAAAACCTTGAGCGATGCAAGGTGAATAGTACCCGGGAGCTTAACCCCTCCCGGCCCCCTCAGACTTAGGGGATGCTTGGGCCTGATGCGTTGATCATTGCGTCACGACGATCCGCCGTTACGGATCTACCCTGAACTGCGGGAGGCCAAAGGCCTTTTGCAACTCGCTATCGCTTTTCGGTGCCTTTTTCGGCTTGGCTGGCGCGGCGCCTGCTGGCTGTGAATCATCATCGCCGCCACCCATCACGGTTTGCATGTAGATGCCCATCAGGTTCGGGTTGAGCGGCGCGTTGTTGAGCACGTCGTCTGCGATTTCATCCTGACCACGAGCCTTGCGAGCCTCGCCCCAAGTGCTGATCGCGTTTTCCTCAGTCCAAGCCTGTTTGGAATCCATCTCGTCCAGACCGGTCCAGCGGAACACGTAGTTCTCGTTGAACTCAGACACGACGTAATCGGAAAACAGATCCTCGAAGTAGGACAGCAGCGGCCGTAACCCCTTGTCCTTGGAGTTGATCAACTTTTCCTCGGTGTCGCTACCGCTCAGCGAGCTGGTGCCCGTGGTGAAGCTCTCAAAGTTGATTTCATCCGGCGCCATGCCGTAGATCGCGCAGATGATCGATGTGAGGAAGGTCATCCACTTGCCAAACATCAGCTCGTCGACATCGACATCGAATTTCTCAAACGACGCTTTCGACTCGCCATTCTTGGCGATCATGACCGGCATGGTCCACGCGTTGGCCACGCCCTTGGTCATGGCGTTCCAGTAGCGCTTGAAGCTGTTCAGGTCTTCGGCGCTGTAGTCGCCGGCCATGTGCAGGATCCCTTTCGGGATCGTGTTCGAGTCGAAGAACTTGAGGTTGTAAGTCATGGCGTTGAGGAAGCCAGTGACCACCTTGATCAGCAGCTCAACCTCGGACATGCCGTAACCGCCGACCATCACGTCGGTGCGCGGGTTGCGCGGGACGTAGATCAAATCGTCATAGGTGTAGGCCGCGCGGATGTTGCCCTGAACCACCTGTAGCGCGAACAGCTCATCATCGCCACGGTAGCCCGACTCGGTGCAGAGGCGGATGGTCGCACCGTCGACCGCGTACATGCCGTCGAGGCCTTTGGCCTTGTCACGCTTCCACTCGGTTTCGATCGCGGCGCTGTCCATGGTCAGCGTGTCCCGCACCAGCTTCGACATGAATCCGGAAAAGTTGTCGCGACGCAGGCGCATGCGCTGACGCGGCTTCGACTCCCAGCCGCAGTTCGTGAAAAAGCTTTCGAGCAGAGTGATGGTGCTCTGCTCGGTCTTGCCCATCTTGATGCTCTGGTCCTTGTGCCGGATCGCGAATCCGGGGCCTTTCCCGGTTTCCTGCACACGACAGAACCGACGGATCTGCCGCTCGCGGGTCATGATCACCGCCGACAGGATCGGCGTCTGGTCGACCATTGCGCGCATCATGTCGAAGCCGAAGGCCCCCGGGCGCTCGTAATACTCCCCAAGCATCTCGACCCGGCGCTCGTCCAGATATACGGACTGCATACCGGATTCGCCCTTGGCGGCCGCCATGCTTGGATACGGGATCACGTTGGGCTTTGTCAGCGCCTTCGCGAACTGCTGATCCTCGTATTGCTGGGTCATGAATTTGATCAGCGGCATCATGTCTTCGACACTGCTCGGGATCGCGTTCTTTTGTGCTTCGCGCATGGCGTCCTGCTGCTCATCTTTCGGAGCAGAAGGGTCGTGCGCGGTTTGGATGGCATTGTCGGTCATGGCCACAGCATGCCGTCACGACGGTTTGTCGCTGCTATCTTTGACGCTAATCATATTTGAGTTATGATCCCGCAATCACTAAAGACATCGAGCGGCGAAATGAGTTTTGCAGCAAAAAAACGTGCCAAGCAACTCCTCGCCACACACTGGCATGAGGTGTCGGTGGCAACCACTGAAGACGGTCAAGAAAAACTTTGCACAAAGTGCAGTGAGTGGTGGCCGCTGGATCCTGATTTTTTCTGCTGGCTGCCATCGCGCAATGCTTATCACAGCTGGTGCAAGTCCTGCGACACCGACAAAAAAAGGCAGTACCGGAAAAGAGTCCAGCCAAACACCAAAAAATAAATTGCAAAAACATCTTGCTCTGATTTGAGCAAGCAAGTAGATTCCAAATCGCCGGGCATGATGCACAGTCTGGCAAGAGGCTCACATTAGAGCGGGCTTTCCCGCATCCTTCCCCGATGTTCTCTATGTACTCGGGAGAGTCCGCCCTAATGTGGCTTCACTGATTTGGGTCGTGGTTGTGATGGCATGCATGCCGGCCTCCAAAGCCGTGTGGATGGGGTTCGAATCCCTGACGACCTGCCAGAGCACAAAACCTGCTGTACGACTGAGGCTGACCAGTTCACTGGAACAGCTAAGAAGAACAGCAGTCAGCGTGGGGCGCTAATGGCAAGCTACTGGCCTACATCTGGGAGAGCCCAGACCGACAACTTCGCCAATCAGAATCAAGCCTCCTTGGCGAGGCTGCATCGGACAAGCATCAAGCCTGCGTGGAATGGCTGTACAACTGGAAGGGGATTACGCTTGGCCCATGGGGGTTTCAAGATCCCACCTAACAGATGCCGGGGTTCGACTCCTCCATGATTGACGCAGCTAGCGGGACGCCGCGAACTTGATGCTTGTCCGATGCAGATGAGGGCGCAGGCTGATGCGCATACGCGATTACCGGTCGAAGCGGCAGAGGTATCCAATCCTTGCCAATAGACCAAGCCGGAAAAGCAGCACCGGCCATCTGTATCAACCGCGACAGCTCGGAATGCTGGAGTGTTAGCTGCCCCGATGCAGGCATAACAGGGGCGCGATCGGAACTGTAAGCCCGGTCAAGGCGCACGCCAGTTTGAATAAGCTGTACCGATACGACCTAGACGTAGCACTAGGCTGCATCGGAGTGTGATTTTGCACAACCTCGATTAGCTCCCGCGGTGTAGGTCGAGAATTGAAAAAGCTGGGGCACCAGCAAGCAAGATCACACCCCGATGTTGATGAATGCGTAGGCTGATACGCTAAGCGGGACGGGTAACCGGATTTCTAGACCGGGTGACCAGATCGTGATCATGTAGCTCAGTTGGTAGAGCGACCTCACAAAAGGCGCGTCGCGAGTTCAATTCTCGCCATGAACCGGAATCTCAGCACCGGACATCACCATCAAGCCTCGGCTCTTAATTGAGTCGGGGCTTTTTTTTGCCTGCAATCTTTATGAGCGCTATTGCATTAATCAAATATGATGAACTACCATTGAGTCTCAACGGTTTGCCGCCCCGGTGCGCGGCTCTTTCTCGGAAATCATCATGGGACTACTCATCATCTTTGGCGTTCTTGCGCTCAACCTGCTTATCAGCTGGCTCAACTGTCGATCAGCAGGGGCGATCTGGTACGAGGCGAAAAAAGTCGGCGGCTTCATGCGTCTACTGGTGTGGTGCGCAGCGATCCAGTCTGCAGTCGGTTTCAGCTCGGTGCTGATTCTGGCGCTCGGCTTTACCGCCTTTGCCACTGGGCACCTTCCTCAGCAATACCTCGAGTCGGCAATCAGTCTCTGGTACCTGCTGATCATCGTCCCCGCACTGGGATCTGGCCTGATCATCACCATCCACTCGCTGATCACCGCATGGCGTGAGCGCAACATTGCCAATATTGGCGTGGCCGCATGGAACACCTTCGCCATGGCGCACAACGTTTACAACGCCACCAGCAACGTTCCTGACGCCTTCAGCAAGGTAGGAGATCTCTTCAAGGGTGACAAAGACCAGCAGAAAGTTGCGCTGTTGTTGCTGATCGTAGTCATTGCCATCGGTGGCGGGATCCTGATCACCGCGCTTCTGATCCGGCACTACGCCCGGGCCATGCCGCCACAGCCTGTTGCAGTAACCGCGTAACCAACTGCCCGGCTCCGGCCGGGCAACTACTTCGACGACAAAAGAGTAAACACCATGTCTACCCTCATCAAAAAAGCCATCGTTTATGCCGCCACCCTGCCACAAGCTCATCACCTCGGCATGCACCTTGCCGAACGCCCGTATGCACCGATAGGCGAAACCGAGCTGGCCCGCATCAGCTTTGTTCCGCACAAGATCAGCAATGAGCTGGTGACCGAGTTTGTCGGTGGCTACGCCTTCTGCATGCGCCTCGACGAAAAGATCCTGCCGAAAGCAATCGTCCGCGCACGCGCCGAAGAACGCATTGCAAAAATCCAGTCCCAGACCGGCGCCCGCCTGAGCAAGGTTGAGCGACTGGCCATCCATGACGACACGCTGGTGCAGCTCGCCAAGACCGCGTTGGTGAAGACAGCGATCATCACCGTCTACTATCGTGAAGACAAAAACCTGCTGATTGTTCCTGTAACCAGCAAGCTGTTGGCCAGTCACGTCATCGGCACCTTGATTCAGGTGGTTGGCAGCGTGAAGACCACCACCATCCACATAAGCGATATCAAAAGTGGTCTGACAACCCGCCTGAAGAACCACCTCAACGACAACCATGAAGCCTTCGCGGTCAATGAGTTCCTTGTCGGCGAGCAGGTAGAACTGGCGCGCGGCGGCCAAAAAGTGACGTACAAGCTGGATGCGCTCGATGCAGCCAAGGTCGGAATCCTTGAACGCATCGAGTCAGGCTTTGAAGTTCGAGCTCTGAGCCTCGGTTACGGCGGCGTCGAGTTCAAGCTGAATCAGGACTTCACGTTCAAACAGATCGGGTTCCTCGACGACATCGAACACAACCCCGAAGACGATGGCCTGTACATCTGGCAGCAGGAAGCCTCGATTCAGTCGATGCTGGTCGGCAACGTCGTAACCTCTCTGTGCGACCTGCTTGGCTATGAGCCGCCTGCCGATGAAGCTGAAGCAGGTGTAAACCCTGAGTTGACAACTGCCTAAGCCACCTTTGACCGCCGGGCTCTGCCCGGCTGGGGATCATCATGGACGCAAAAGAACGTATCGCCTTCGCCAATCAGATCAAGCCTGCTGAGCGCAGCAAGTCGGACAAGTTCAGCTGGCGTCTGTACCTGCGAGCTGCCAAGAAAGGTCGTGAGCGGATCTATGTTTCAGCGTGGGACGGTATTTACGGCCGGCCATTCTCGCCAACGCTGGACGGCGTGAAGTCTGGCGAAAAGTTGCACCTGCGCCTGCTTTATATCGGTCAGATGCACGACGGGCACTTCCTCGGACAGCCGTTGCGCGAGGTATGCAGGACAGGCAAGGGGCACTGCGATTACTCCTACGGGGGCGCTTTCAACACTGCCAACTGGCTTGATGTCACCGACTGGTTTTGGAGCGAATATCTTGAGCGCGGCCGGTGCATAGTTTGGCCTGATGGCACTCATGAATGGGCGATGATCAACCGCAACGCACGCAAGTGCAAACACTGTGGAAAGCATGAGCACCGAACGGTGGTTACCCAGAAAGTCATAAAGCGCATAGACTCATGGCAAGGGCTTGACGTGGCGGCATTCAAAGAAGAACTCCGGGATTTTCTGGATCCCCCATTCTGATCGATCGGAGGCTGTATGAAGCAGGTAATCGCGGTGATAGGGCTGGTGCTGGCCATGGTTGGTTCGGCAAACGCTGAGCAGGCCATCGCCGAGCGCGTGGTCACCTACAAAACAACCGTGCTGACCCTGCAGCTCAGTGACGGCCCTGTCGACTCAATCGACTGCAAGTTCGGCCAGCATTCAGCGCGGATGTTGTCGGCGGTAGCCGGGTATCCAGCCAGCACCCAGCGTATCAATCTTGGGTGCTGGCTGGTGAATCGCGATGGCAGCGTGGAGTACTCCGGCGTCGACCAGAACACCGGTAAGGACATTTACATCCGGCTGAGCGTTGACGACTTCAAAAAACTGCCGGGCTTCACGACGTGGAGCGACTACATGAGCCAGTTCCTGTTGACTCGCGGACAGTAGCCGTCAGGCGATATTCTTCCACGGGTTGATCTCGCAGGTCAGCCCTTTCCACTGACGGCTCTCATCGCCAGAATAATCCTCTTGCCAGTCCGATGGCTCTCCTTTGAACCCGATCTGCACGACCAGTGCGCGCTGTGGGTTCCAGATCTTCACCCAGTAGAAGCCGTAGTAGCGTCGGTCAGTTACTTTGTGGGTGGCGACCAGAAATCGGCGCCCGGCATTCCCTACCTTATCCTTGACCACCTTGTCGCCCCAGTAGTCATACACGCAATCCAGCACCGGGCAGCCCATGAACTTGGTGAAGCGCGCGTTGTTCGCCGGGTTGCGGAAGGCCAGCCAAACCAGCATCGAAAACCAGTGATCGGATGGCAGCCCAAACGGCCCGTTGACGTGCCACCAGCCACGCTCATCACCCATTGCCCCGTCACGGTCGTTGGACCACAGCCACGCCCAGCGCGGCAGCGTGACCAGCGTCCAGTTACCGGCGTTCTCTTTGAACGGTTTGGTGGTGCTTGCGTCCACCTTGCGGAATGGCAATGCGATCGGGACGACCGCAAACCCGGCAACGATCAGCACCACGCGCAGAGCGATCAATCCGATCGCCTGCGCCAGAGCGCGTGGATAATCCAGCAGTTTCATTTTCATCGGTCACCTCGTCTATCGAAGTGACCAGTCTGGTTTCACGACTGCTTGGCGATGTAGGCGTAGCAGCTCGGACTTGTGGCCCGGGTCAGAACCATGTTCTCCGCGCACATGCGGGTTTCCTCGTTGAAGTGTGTGCAGCGCCCGCAGGTGTCCTCCAGCGCCATCTGCTGTTCATGCATTGCAGCAGCGATCGTGCCCGGCACCTGAATGTTGCCCGGCTCCAGCAGGCCGCGCTGGGTGCTGTCGATATCGGGCAGGATGAACGTGGTGGTGCCGTGTGAGCGCGACCATGCCACATCGCACAGCATGTTGGCGTAGCTGAAGTGGGGGTCGATGCCGACCTTTTTCACCGATCGCCGGTACTGGTTCGTTTCCTCGTCCTTTTCCGCCACAAGTGCGGTCTTGGTGAAGTGGTGGAACACGCGCGGGAGGACGGCCACCATCTGTTTCTGGCCCTTGTCGATGACTTCCTGAACCAACCCCTGCGGATCTGGGAAAATGCAGGACGGTTCGGGTGTGGTGAAGCGCGACATGCTGACCTGCATGCACTTGTACTGGTCCATTTTCAGGGTGTAGCGATCCTGAGCGTCCTCATCGGTGCGCCGATCGCTGCGATCGAGTTTCGGCGTGTCGCCCCACTGAATCATGCCTTCCATCATGCTGCCGAAGCTGTTGCAGATGAACACCCGGCCGGGGAACTGGTTTGCGAACTTTTTCGCGTCGTTGTAGTTCGGGTTGATCTCGACCACGCAGATGGCGATGCCGTAAAGGTCCATCAGCTCAGCCGATCGCGCGAACGGATCCGCGCTGTAGGTTTCCTCAACGTGGATCACGGCCTGACGCCCGTCTGGCAGCCGTTCCTTGATCACATGAACGTTGAAGTTACCCATCTGGTCGATTCCCATGTAGGCGCCCTTCGCGCGCGACTTCCAGACGATACCGGCGGCCATACCGACCTTGGCGCAGTTCGCCATGTGCTCGAGCGTGACCGGCACCTGACTCGGGTCAAGGTACGGCTTGCCCAGCTTACGGTTGAAAAAGTTCTTCATGTCCGTAGCGGTGTTGTACGCGTCGATGATCTCGCCGGCCGAGATGGTCGGCGACAGGAACTGCGGAAAGTGAATTGAGCGAATACGCAATGGCCAGTCGCGCTTTGGCATCGAATGGTCGATCGGCGGATCAAGCTCGGGTTCTTCTGCAACCCACTCGCCGCGCTGGGTGTCGTCGATCCAGCCTTGGCAGCTGAAGCAAACGTAGCGATGCCGGTTGGTGATCTTGTCGTATTTGATGCACTCCGGGAAATAGTCATCCAGCGGCTTGGCCTCAAGGCAGTGCGGGCACTCGGTATGGAACCGGTGCTTGCTGCCCTTTTTGTACCAGTGGTGAATATCCACGTCCGGCCAGTTCGCGGTGCTCCCCATCAGCGTAAAACGGATCGGGCTCGCAGACAGACGTTCGCGGGTCTTCTCCAGCTGCTCGAGTGTCATTTCCTGCACTTCGTCGAACGACAGGATGTCCATCGGGATCGATTCCGTGGTCGATCGACCGGAGGTCCAGCTGAAGACGAACATCGCCTCGGAGATCCGCCGCGTCCGCACGTTGCCTTCGCCAGACTTCCTGCCGCCGCCGTTCGGGTCATCCATAGTCATCAGGTTGTGAACGTCCGGGATGGTGCGCACGATCGGCATGAAACGTTCGGCAGACTTGAGGCCGGCCAAGTTCATATCGGGCAGGAACATGCCCACGGTCGCCGGCTGAAACTTGATCCCCAGATAGATCACCGCCAGCATTTCCATGACGGTAAATCCCACCTGCGCGCACTTCATCAGCACCAGCACGTAACGGAATGCCTCGTCTGCGGTGCTGGGGACCTGATCGTAGATCCACGCCATGGCAGGGCGGTCGGACAGCTTGAATGCGCGCCCGTCGACCTTGAGGCCATCAGCCGCAAGTCGCTCAACCCACTGGCGGAATGTTTCATCCGGGCCGATGACCCGCTGCGCATTGGTCAGCTCGATCGCAACATCCAGAAACTCGGCGCCGAAGCGCTGCAGGTACTCTGGTTCACTGACCTTGTCGGCCTCCTCCTTGGTGGCTTCGCTCAGGAACGGGTTGCAGAACGAATCGAACTGCCAGCACGACCAGTCAGGATCCTGCTTGCCGGCCTGTAGCAGCTTGTGGAAGTCGTTGCGCTTACCGTAGGCGCCAGACAGGAACCACGCGTCGCCATTGTGGGCTTCGAGGGCTTGCGTGAGCACCGGCTCATAGGTGGACAGGAATCCATTTACCCGGCAGACATCATCGACAACGACCAGACCGAACTGCTCATACACCTCGGGCAGGTCGTCCATGCTGTAGAAGAACATCGAACCGCCGGTGGTCAGGTCGATCCGCTTGTTGCTCACGCGGCGCTTGATCAGCGGCGCGATCGCTGCCACCACCATGCCAACAACTTCGAGCATTTTGGATTCGGTAGCCGAGAACCATCCGACCGGGGCTTTGCCTTTGATAGCTCCGCGCGGGCCAAGCAAAAGCACCTCAATGCCGAGGGTGGTTTTCCCGCCCTGTTCGCCCATGGCGACCGCGTTGAAGCGGCTGGCTTTGTCGAGAATCTTCTGCTGTACGCGATGCGGCGTAGGGAGTTTTATCGAGGGTTTTCTAGTCATCGGGAAAGGATGGCGTCACGACGACGCCACCCCTGCCCGGATGGTTTAGTGGCGGGTAGTGCCGGAAGGAATGTAGCTGTCGATGGCGTCGAACGTCTTCTCGACTTGTTTTGTCAGATCAGCCATGAGAGCAACCGGGCTCTTAGCTTCCTTCCAAAGCTGACCATCGAGCGCGACGTTGATATCCAGCGACTTACCGGACACCGGCGCCGTGGCCAGTATATGGAAGCCGTATGGCATTGGCCGGCAGCTCCAGACGATTCGGCGTTTCATGATGTAGCCTCACCAAGTTGAACCAGTGTCCGATAGTCAGGACTCGACCGATCGGCGTCCACCAGCTGCTGGTTATCGCGCATGAATTCTCGAATCCCGCGCTTGACCTTGCCGATCGAGTCGCCGACCAGATCCATCGGATGAAAAAAGTTTCCTTGGAAGTAGTAGAGGCGCCCTTTCTGCGCACTGAGGCGCAGGATGTGGTGCTCTACAGTGCTCAGCGCCATTTGTTCTGAGCCTCTTTCATCATGGCGTAAGTGCGCCCGGCTTTGTCACCATGCGACCAGTTCAGGCCGACCTCGTCGATAAAGCACGCCGAGATCTCTGCCCATTTCTCTGCAAGGCCTGCCCACTCCTTGCCGCGAGTCGACATTTCACACATGCGGACCTTCCACTCGGGGATCAGGTCGAGCAGCAACAGGCAGCGATTCAAGTCGTCCGGGTCTAACGGATAATCCCAGCCTCGCTTGTTCTCGACGCCCATCATGTGGCAATAAATCGACCGCGACGACATGCCGACTCGCCCATTCACGATCCACGCTTGTGCGCGCTCGGTGATCGACTTATCGGCGCCGGGCATGGTGGTGTCGTAGCCAAGAGCGCACCCTGCGGCCTCGAGCGCTTCGATGCACTTCGCTTCAAAGTTCTTCTGCTTGACCTTGCCTTGCATCAGCTGGTTCATCACAGGAACGATCGCGTCGCACTGCCGCTGGTTTAGGGTATAGCCATTGATGACGAAGCTCATTGATGGACTTCCTGTTCTGGTGCGTCGTTAACTTCGGACTGCACAGCGCTGGCGAGCTGGCCCTCGGCATTTTGCTTCTGAATGGAATTGTCGATACCAAACAGGCATTCGAGCGTGGCCTCCAGCGCCTCTTGGCTCAGTGAAATGCGCGTTCCGATATTGGCAGCACCATTGCCGGGGTCAGGCTTGATCCACTCGAAGTGATAGCCGCCATCGGCCAAACGCTTCACGATCACCGCGCGGCCATCGTCGCCGATCGCCATCGACGCTTCATGCGTTACCGAGACCATTTGCAAACCCGGCTTGGCTCCCTGATCTTGATTCTGTTCCTGCTCGGACATGTGGCGCTCCTTGTTGTCTGGGCGCCCTATCTGCGCCCTGAATTGCTGAATTGTTTGTAAGTGGTTGATTTTACTTTGGCAATACCTGATTGAGGATCAGGGTTTTTTTGGTTCCGGCGTCGGATGGCGCCAGTGCGAAACCTGACGAGCCTCAAAGGTCGACGGCTTGTAAGTCGACGTCCAATACCCTGAGCACCAAGAGGCATTTTTGATAACGCGTCCGTTAGTCAGGCAAATATCGCCAGAGAACGGAAAAGGAGGCGCCTCGCTCATGGGGTTCCACTGCGGCTCTTTCACCCACCCAGCCTTGCGCATCGCTTCCTCATTCAGCGCGCTGATGTCGATATCGTTGGTCAACAGCACCGGAGTACCCGGCGGGAAATGATGGCTCAGGTTGCGCGCCAGCTCAGCGAAGTGGTCGTGTGTCGTCGGCCCTTCACTTTCAGCGATGCGGATGATAAGCACGTCGCCCGGGTTGATTTTGACCGAGGTGACATTTGCAGCTGCAAGGCCTTGAGATATGCGCAGGTTCTCGCTCAGCCGTTTGCTCGCTTCGGCGACACGGATCAGCCGCATGGCAACCTGCGGTGTCATACTGGCAATGTACTCGGCCAAGATTGAGCTGCGCGGTGAGTTGTCAGGGCAGTGTGCGATCATGTCACCGCCGCTCATCACCACTTGATGGACGCCGTAAGGTACTGCGCCGACCTGCGCCGCGCTCTCCCAATCGTCCTTATAAACGCCCTCTGCGAGCGTGGCAGCCATGCCCAGCACGCGCAGATCCAGCGGTTTTTCTTCGCCATTCATTCGCTGTCATCCTCAAATTCAAACTCTGACTCGGTTTCCGCGCCCGACGCCACGGCGGCGTTATGCCGGTTGAAGCGCTCGACCATTTGGCTGGTGGTCAACTCAGTCCAGATGCCGCTCAGCTGCGGAAGAATCCAGACGCCTTTTTTCTTTTCGACCGGCACCTGAATGCAGATCTCGCGATCGTCCATCATCCAGAGCTGGCTGACGGCAAGGCGATTACCGTTCAGGCATTGAGCCATAACGGATAGACGATCGCAGACAATGCCTTCTGCGGTGCGCACACCAAACCCTTGACTGCTTTCTGGCTGGGCATGGCGTTCGTGCAGGTCACCAACGATAGTGTGGAGATCCTTCGTCTTTGCGTGCTTGCCATGGATGCTGTATTCGAACCACTGAGCGCCGAGACCGCCGACGCGCTTACCGCCTTTGAAGCCTTCGATCTCTGGACCGGTGTAGCGCTTATCACCAGCCTCGCACTTCAACAGGAATCCGTACACGATGCCAAAATCAGCAGTCCTGTAGGCGCCGAACCCAAGGTCATTGACTACCTTGAGTGCATCCTCCTGCCACGCAAGCTTTGCGGCCATGACCTTGTCATGGATGGCGAGCGCTTCCGGGTCGCGGGTTGAGTAGTACACTTCGAAGCTCATTGATGCCCCCTTAATTTCAGGCGAGTGTAAGCCGAATGCTCTTATTTGAGCAATGAGCGTTGGCGTGTTTTGATTGGGCGGCTGTAGGGCGCTATGACCTGCATGTCGGCCATCACATGCCAGATGCGGTTGAATGCCGAGTGCAGCTTGTTGTCGCGGACAGTGTTTTTGAAGTTGTCGTAGTCAATGGTCGACATCGCCAGTTTGGTCAGCGCTTCGGCGACAACGGCGCGCTTGACCACGGCGCGATACAGATAGTCGTTGCCGACGGTTTTGGTCTCGGTAGCGCAGGGGATCAGCTTTTTGATATCGCCTTGACGGCGTGCGCGCACCAGCAGCTCATCTGGCGCGCAGTCTTTGTGAACGATCGAGAGAAACGCATCTGAAATACATACCCACATGATAATGGCCCTTCGTGTTTGGTTAACGTAGGGCCATCTTAATCATATTTGAGCAATGCCGCAATGACTGTGCAGTTATTTCTTGCCGCCATCAGTCGCGCCGATATCTTCGGCGATGCCGTAGTCGGATTGCATGTTCAGCTGCTCGTACAGATGCGCCTTCGGCACCAGCGAGACGGCCTGCGTTTCCCAGCCCATATTCACCGGCGTCCCGCCGACGCGTTTGGCGGTGTACATGCGCGCGACCGACGTGGTGCGTGAGTAATCGCCGAGGAACCCGGTGATCTCGACCTTGAGCCCAGTCTCCTCGAACGCTTCCTTGATGGCGTTGGCCTGCAGCGACAGGTCAGGTTCGGCGGTGCCCTTGGGGAACGACGCCTCGTATCCGCCGAACTGGTTGGTCGGATGGATCAGCCAGACGCGACCGTCGGGTTCTTCGATGATCACGCCGGACGCAGCTTTCTTGCCGGGCGACAGGTGGAATGGCGGTTCGATCAGGTCATCGGCCTGCCCATCCACATAATCCCAGCCTTCGCTGGTTTGCGGGTGATCGGTCCATTCGCGCAGGCCGATGCCGTTGATAGACTTCGGGACATCGCCATCAGGCACAAAGGTCGCGACCGCATCCGGGTGGTGCCAAGTACTTGGCGTCGAGGCATGGTGCGGATCCTTGATCAGGACCTTTTCGCCTTTCTCGCCCGGTCGCGGGTGCGGATGCGCTGCCGCAGTGGCCACAGCCTCGCCAGCGCGGCGATGGGGGCGAACATAGGTGCCGTCGCGGCGCGTGTAGCCGGGCACATTCGACTTGGCCAGAACCTCGGCAGCCGGAACCTCGCCGAACAGCATGCCCATCTGGGCCTCGAAGGAACTACTCATTGGACTCGATCCCGATCAGCACCCATGTAAACGAACGGATATTTTCGTTCAGTGTCTCGGCCAGCTTCGCCTCGTCCGGGTTTGCGCCGGCCTCGTTGATCGCACCATAGATCTGGTGAACGAACATGGCGAAGGCCTGCGTGATGATCTGCTCATCGTCCTCTGCGGGCTGCACGGTCTCGCCCATCCGATTGCGGATGTAGTTGGCCAGTCCGTTGCCGTTCCAGTGCTCGATTGAGTTGTATCCGAGATCCTGACCATCAAAGACCTCGCCCATCCGGATGCACGCGGCCTGATCGGCTTCTGCGGCCTCCTGCTGCGGCATCTGCCCACGGCCAACCGCTGCAAAGCGCCCGGTGACGTCCTCGGTCATCTTGCGTAGGATCTGGTCGACGTCGTGCAGGTCGCCAAGGTAAGGCAGCGGGCCTGATGCTTGCTCGGCCGACTGTACAAGCCCGGCCGCGTCGTTGTGGTGGTTCAGTTGTTCGTTCATGAGGCCGCCTGCTGGGTTGGCAGAATTACTGCCTCGACAATGTGACTGGAGCCGGTGCCGAACCCATCAGAGTCGCCGCCTCCCGCATGTTTTACCGACATGATCAGCAGTCGGGTGTTCGGTGGCAAAATCAGTTCGTCCTCACCGGCGTTCAGCGACAGCGCGCCTTTACCGCCGGTGGAACCCGGGCCAACCCAAAGGCCTTTCACGCCCGGGCCAACATGCAGTTTTAGATGCACGTTGCCCGACCACGATGAAGGGCGAATGGATGTCGACATAATAGCCGGCTCTTGTAGCACCTTGCCAGCCGACTTGAGGATCTGGTCGAGCGCCGTGCCATGCACACTGAGCTTTCGTGACAGCACGGTGCCGGGCGCAATCTCATGCCCAAGCGCGTGCAACGCCTCGCCAGCAGACTTGGCGGCACCGCTCGGGTTGCCGGTCCACAGTGAGCTGTTCATGTTGCCATAACCGCTGCCGGTGTATGACTTGATCGCCTGTTTCTGGGTTTCCGGCATCTGCTTGAGCGCGGCCTGTGCAGCAGGGGAATAAGTCGCTTTGGTCAATGCACCGCTGGCGTGGGTGATCTTCGGCAGTGCCAGCGCATCCAGCGATACGATCCCCGGGCTGCCGAGCATGAGGAACTTGCCGACCTTCTCGACCGCGTCACTGTGCGGCGGGCCTTTGTGCGAAGGATAGGCGCTGTTGAGCGAGTGCAGCGGGTGGCCACCCTCGAACCGGAAGCGCTTCGGCGGATTCATCTGGTGATGAATCTCGTTGAGCGCCTGCTGTGCGTAACCCTTTACGTGCTGCGATGGGTGATCGAGTACCGGCGCGCTGCCGATGACCTCGCCGGTGTTCTTGTTGAACGTGTCAGCGCTAAGAGCCTTGACTGCGTCCGCGCTGCCGGTCTTGGCCGCCGCGTAGATCGCTTGCACGGCCGCTTCGTTGGCTTCGTTGAGGAACAGCTTGCTCGACGGGCCGGGTGCGCCGCTGCTGCCCCAGCTCATGAAGCTCGGCGGCTCGCTGATCTTTTCCGGCTTGAAAGTGATGACCTTTGTCTTCTTGGCTTTCGGGTACTTGGCCAGCAGGTCAGCCTTGCGCGCGATCAGGGTTTCCGCGAGCTTTTTCTTGTCCTCGGGAGTACCCGGGCCGTAGGCGTTGACCATCGAGTAGATCTGCGAGTCGCTGACCTTCAAGACTTTCGCCACTGACGCGGTGATGTCCGCCTGCGACAGTTTTCCAAAGACCTTCGCCGACTGCGGGTTGATCTTGCTGTCGCGCAGGCTGTCGATCTCAAGCACGGTATCGCCGAAGGTCTTTTTGCCTCCCTGCGCACGGTACTCGAGCGAGCCGCCAGCATCGACGCGCACGGCGTTGCCGCTCGAATCCAGCTGCAGGTTGTCGTATTCCAGACCGACCACGTCCCAGTTGCCCAGCCACGCATCGACCGCGAACCCGGCGGCGGCGCCATCAGCCTTGGCCAGAGCGGCAGCCGGCGCCTTGGTGACGTCGACCCACTTGCTGGCGATACCGATCTTGCCATCCTTGGTGATGAGCTTGGCGTCCTGCGCTTCAATCCCGGCGGCGCCGTACAGCTTGGCTGCCAGCACCTCGGACTTCGCGATGTCCTCGCTTTTCGGGAACTTGCAGTACCACTCAACCCCAGCCTCATCGACAAACTTGCCGCCCGGGTTGGAGCCGCCCTGCGGGCCGACCTGTTTCCAGTTGTCCATCGACTCGATCGGCGGCTGGCCATATGGCTGCGGCGTCGGTGCCGGGGCGGTTGCCGGCTTGGGTTTCACGTTCTTTCCGCCAGCCACGGTCTTCAGGTCTTCAACGTACTGGTGAACCAGAGTTCCATAGTGCTCAGGGCTGTTCGCATACCCGACGACTTTCAGCGACAAATTGCCGTATTTCCCCGGCAGCTTGGTGATCAGCTTGCCGCTTGCCGACATTTTCTTCAGCGTGCCTTTGAAAGCGCTGGCGCCTTCGGTCTTCGCGTTCTCCTTTAGCTTTTCAAGCCCGGCCATGACCTTGTCGACACCGGCCTGCGTCAGGTGGTGCGACAGATCTGGCAGCGGAATGGCGTCCAGCGGATGCAGCTCAGCTTTTGGCTTGGAGTTCAGAGCCTCGACGTTCAGCGCCTGTTTCTCCTCCTCGGACAAGGTCTGGAAAATGGCCTTACCGGCAGCGTGTTCAAGCTCATCGGCCTCGGCGCTGTTGAGGTAGCCCATCACGGCCTGATGCTCGATCGCGCTCAGCGGTACCGGAGCGGCTTCCGCATCGTCAGTCTTGACCTTGTGCCAGCGCCCGTTCTGGAACACCAGCTGGCCATCAGCGCCTTGCTTGGTGTCGCCATCGTTCGGCCCCTCGTCCAGACCGTAGGCCTCTTTGTATTCCTGAGCACCGGTGGTGAAACCGTTCTCCTCGAGCGTGGAGATGATGTGGTCAACCTTGGCTGCCGACGGGCCGCCGGTAGCCAGATAATCTTTGGCCACGGCCATCGCTTCATGCTCTTCGTCGCTGGCAGAAACATTGGTCTTGAAGGTATCCAGCAGCGTGGCATCCATCGCCATCTGGATCGCCTTGGAAGCGCCGGTATGCCCGTGCTCATTGAGCGCGTCGATAGCCTGAGCCTGAGCCTTGAGCGAATCAGCGCTGTTCAGGATGTGCTCAACCGCGATCTTGGTGGATCCATTGACGGTGCCGTCTGCCGCCATCGCGCCAGACAGGACGTTCATGGTCACCAGATCGACAGCCTTGGCGTTCCAGTGCTCGGCAGAGTCGGCATTGCCCAGATCTTCATGTGCCTCTGCGATCTGCTTGTAGGTCTCGGGCGACTTGCCATTCTTGACGACGTGCTGCTCAGCCACGGCCATTTTGCCCAGCGGGCCTTTCGCGTCTGCCAGCTGCATGGCAAGCGTGTTTGGCGGCGGGGTAACCGGAGCGGTAACCACTGCGACAGGTTCAGGCGCTGCCGGGATTACCTCAAGCGACGCCAGCGCGATCGCCTTGGCCTGATTGAGTTTCTTGCCGTAGGTGTTGATCCCGAACTTCATGCCTTCGAGCGTGGCGATATCGCCAGCCTCGGCAGCGGCCTTGATCGCGGCCAGTTTCTTGTTGGCGTTGATCCCTTCCTTGTTCGGCGAGCCGTCACCCTTGGTCTCAGGCGAGCTGAGTTTTTCCCACGGGATCTGCGATGTCAGGTCAGTGTTGACGACCGGGGCGGCGACCACTTGCGCTTCAACCACGACCGGCTCTGGCTCTGCGACGGCGGCAACTGGTGGCAGCGCATCAAGGGCGTTCTCAACAGTCAGCTCGACCGCGTTGTCGTGCAGTGCGATCAGCTTTTTGCTGTTCTCGGTCTTTCCCGCCCACGTATTGCTGATTTTGCCCTTGCTGTTCGGCACCATGCCGGACTGCTTCATCTGGACCAGACCGTCGAGGTCGCCAGACTCTGCCATGTCGATGACCTTCATCGCCTGAGTCTGGTAGTAATCCACGACGCCGGTGGTGGTTTTGCCTTCAACGAACTCGGGCATGGCCAGTGGACCGGACGACGGGTAAGCCATGAACGGTGCGGCAGGCGCCTCGACAACGGCCTCGACCACAGGCTCGTCGGCTTTGGCGGCCTCGATGACCGCCGCAGCGGCGATCACTGGTTCATTCGCTGCCGGAGCAGTCGTCTCGACCGGCGCCGGGGTCTGCTTGACCGCGTGGTGCTCACCAGCCTTTTGACCGGGTGCGACCTGATACTCCTCGGTTACGCCCATCCCTTGCAGCAGGTAGTTGGCCACTTTCGCCAACTTCTTGCCGTAGGTGTTGGTGCCGAGGTTCATGCCGAGGATCGCCGTGGCATCGCCGTTGGCCGCGTAACCGAGCAGGCTGTCGAGCTGCTTGTTGTACGTGCCGGAGTTGACGTTCTCAGGCGGCAGCTTGAGCGCTTCGACCTGCTCGTCTGGCAACGGGAAAGGCTTCACATGCTCGGCATGCGCGGCCTTCGGGTGCGCGGCCACCGGGACACCCTTTGGCGCCGGCTTGTGCTGGTGGATGGAGTGCCAGCGGCCGTTCAGCAGGTAGTAACCGGCCTGATGGGCGATCTTGGCTTTGATGAGCAGCGCCACACGACGTTGGCCTGCCGGAGCAGCGATAAGTTCGGTCATGGTGCAATCGTCGCATCACGACGACCACGAAAAAGCCCGGGCGCGTTGCCGGGCTGACTTCTTCGTGGTTGGTGGCGGCATCTTAAACGGCCACCCGACAGTCGCAGGCCCCAAGGGCAGGTTGCCTTGCAGAGTGCTGGGGCTGGACAACCCCGACTGCCAGTTGCTGGACACCAGCGTCAATGTGTAGGCCAATTGTTCCATCCGTTTGCACGGGACTTTAAGCGGCGCTAGCCCACTAATAATAAACAAAAAAGCCCGCACAGATGCGGGCTTTTTCAAACACTTTTGTGGTGATTCAGATCGCGAGCGACACGCGCGGTTGCGCGCCGATATCGGCTGCCGAGGATTGACGGAAGCCGTTACCTTCGCGATCCAGACCACTACCGAAGCCCGTTGCTCGCTGCTCGGCGCCGGTGAACGAATGCACCAGCTCGCGGGTCAGCTTGGCCACGCCGCACGCCATCGCGTCGATGCCGTGGGAGACATAGCGGAACATCGGCTCGCAGATGCGCAGCAGCGGTTCAGCGACGTAGCTGGCGAGACCCAGACAGGCCATGGCCAGTGCAAAACCAAAACTTCGGAAACTTTTCATCTCGGGGTTACCTTTTGCGTGGGTTGGGTAATCAAGGAACTTCAGCTTATGGTCACGACTTTTACTGCAAAGCGATCGATAGCAGATAGCCCGGCTGGAACATGTTGGTGACGCTCCGGGTGATCTGATCAAGCGGCTCGCTGTTCATGTCGAGCATCGTCGCCTGCTTTCCATCGGCAAAGATCAGCGTGTAACGACGGGTCTTGCACTTGGCGACCGGCGCGGCACTGACACCGCGCGCAGACATGATCGCTTCTTTCTGGTCTGGCGATATCGCCATTGATTCATCCTCCTGAGCGCCCGGCTGGCGCCCGAACTATTGAGCGATCATTGACAGTTGCCGGCCGGCGCTGGCTGCGTGCGGATGACGCCCTGATTCAGCATCTGGGTCAGCAGTCGTCGCACATGAATTTCAATTCCGTGTAGCTGCGCGGATCGAGCGCGTGCTTCCCGCAGTTCATGCTGCAGGTCTTCGACGCAGGGTCGAACTTGGCCAGTTCCGCCGGGTCGGCGCGCTTCCACTCGATCGGCTTTTCTGGTTCTGGTTTCTCTCGCTTCGAACGCATACGCACCTCACATCGCGTAGTGGAATTTCAGAAACTTGCCCTTCGGCAGCGGGATCCAGACGTAGCCGGCGTGATCGTCGCCCGACATGCCGCCGTTGCTGTACTGGTCAAGGTAGATATAGCGGAACGCGTAGCCGGGTTCGTCTTGGCGATTACCAGCGTGCGAGTCGACGACCTCGAACTCGAACGTGTATTCGCATTCAACGATGTAATCCTTGATGTGTTGCAGCTTTCGCGCGCCAACGATCGTCGCCACGTAGGCCAGCGCCTCATCTTTGCGCCGGGTTTGCTCAAGGTGGCTCGCCTTCATCTCCTCCTCGGCGCGGTGCATAATTTCAAGGTAATCATCTTCGGTCATGTCGAGCATCAGATATCCTCATCAGCTGCGCGGTTGCGGCGAAGGTAGGCCAGTCGCTGGCGCTTGGCCCGGCCAACCTCGGTCAGCAGGAAGATCGGGAACATGACCGGGCTGGTGATCAGCAGGATCACTCCAAGCAGCACGTTGCCGATCATCTTGGACAACCTCACCACTGCGTCCCATAGGGCACAAAATGCACCCCACCAGTATTGTTCTGAAAGTGCAATCCAGACGCCAAGAAAAACAACCTTGGCCACATAGCCATAGCGCGGCTTGAACTGCTTTTTCGTGTCCCACTGTCTCATGAGCTTTATCCTGTTCGCGTTGATTGAATGATCATAAATGATTAACGCGCAGCGGGGAAGCAGAAACGGTACTTCGCCCTATGTGCGCCCTATTTCCAATCGGGCACAAAAAAGCCCAGTGGATACTGGGCCTGATTCTGTTGTCACCCTGATTAACTATCAGGGTTTTCGGTGATGACCTTGAACTCAATAGCCCACACCCACGGGTTTGCATTCCACGACTCAATCCCGTTGACCATTACCCACAAGCCACCAAACAGCTCGCATGGCGAGTAGTCGTTACCTTCTGGGTCGATGACTCGCTCGACGCTTTTCACGCCTTCCGCAAGCGCCTGCTCATTGGTAATGTCCTGCACTCGCTCAACGCGAATTGCGGTGATTTCCAGCAGAGTTCGGCTGGTCCAGCGCGGCTGATGAATGCTCGGCGTCCAGCGGATCAGACTTTCCTCGCCTTCCCAGTCTGGCAGGCCGTCTGCGCGATAAACGATCTGGCACTCGGCGCGCTCTGCTTCCGGAACCGCCGCACCGCGATAATCGTTGATGCAGTGCGCCTCACGCACGTACAGGCGATCGCCGGGCTGTCCGTATGGGCATCGCGCATAAACCGCATCGGTGATGACTCCGTCACCGATTCCCCAACTGGTCATGCCTACTTTCTTCGAGTCAGTGCTATCGGCTACCCACCCGCGCCAACGGTGACTGGCTGGCGGCTGTACCTTGATTGGCCGCCGCGTGACAGTCTTGCGGCCTGAGTTGATCGCTCGAACCATGTCGTCGTTGAACAAAATCCCACGTTCTTTCATCGCTTTGCCTTCTGAATTTCAGCGGCCGCACGCACAGCTGCGCGGCGGGTCGCGGTGGCTTTTCCGGTAACGAGACCATCCCAGTATTGCTGGCAGCGCTCACCGTCACTGTGCGTGGCGATGGTGCGCTGCTCAGTTGGGTCGAACTCGATGTCGATATCGCAGGCGATCACCATGCGGAAGCAGTCGCCATCGTCGAGCAGGGCATTCCACTTCTGCGGGTGACCGGCACTGTCACGGATCACGAACCCGATCGCGTTATCCCATGGCATCAGCTTGTAACCGGCGGCCTGCGCGGCGAGCTGCAGCAGCTCGATGTCGTTGTCGTGGATGCTCATTCAGCGATCCTCAAGCCGAGTCGGGCCATTTCGTCGCGGACGCTGTAAGCGCTCATCACATCGCCTTCGTAGGATGGGCATGGAAAAGCAGGCGGAAGCTCGACAACGATGCTCGCCTGCGCCGCCAGCCAAAGCGCCTGCAATTCCCGGGTGCCTTCGGCGCTGTACTCATCAGTGCCGAAAATCTGCGAAAGCCACGTCGCTTGGATGATTCGCTCAGCAGCAGCCTGCGAGATCCCGCCCTCGGTCTTGGCGATCAACTCGGCCGATTTGGTCTTGCGGATGTGGCTTTCGAATGCTTCACGTTGTTGTTGGTTCACTTGTATCGCCCCCATCGGTTTTGGATTTTGCTGCGGTCAGGCTGTTTGAATTCTTTCGGGAATTGCTGAGCGGTGATCAGGTTTCCGAGTTCCGTACCGAGTTCCGTACGCTTTCCAGCGTCCAAAACCTCGACATCGAATTCGAACATGAGGCGCCAGTATTCCTCACAAAAGATGCGATGCGCTGCTGGTGATCCGCCAATAACCAAGATCAAGGCCTTCGGCTTATCAGTCACGGCTTCACCCAGTTCCCACAAGTGGCGCGCACACCAGCGGTATCCCCGCCGCACACGCAGGCGTCGCCATTGCGGCAATGGCCGGAACTGACTGGTGGGATGTGTTGTTTGCCGCCGCAGATCAGCCGATAGGCCTCGTAGGCATCATCACGGTTCTGGAAGCAGGCCACGATCTTGTACCGCCCATCACCAGATTCCAACGTGGTGAAGGCGCGCGCGAGAAGCTGTTTTGGTTCCGGAACCTCAGCGGTCAATGGGCGCCACCCGATCGGCTTACCGACGCCCTGCGTCCAGTGGTCATGGCTCCAGCACCAGCCGGCAAACACCCATTCGTCCTGCCCGTCATTGGTGAAGTTGTTCGCCCCGATGGTCGGCGCCTGTTTTTCGTCCTCGGTGGAATGCTCATCGAACTCGACCAGCAGGATCAGCAGCGTTCCATCTTTCGGCGCGGTTGCCATGTCTCGCCATGCAACTGCCGCAGGCTCTTGAGGATAGGCGTACAGCGCAAACGTCGGGTCCATGCGCGATGGATTCTCACTGCCATCTGTTGCCCAGAGTGTTGCCCAGTGCGCCTGCTTGTTGCGGATCCTGTTCAGTTCATACTGGGAAACCCAGCCGAGCGGTTCCGGCGTTGCAGAAGGTTTTTTGTTTAACACCTCAAGCGTCGATCGGATTTGTTCGTGCAGAACTTTTTCAGGGTAGTCGCGGGGATTTACGACCTTCTCCAAAAGCCAAGTCATGTGAGCTGACGGTGCTGAACCAAGCTCTGGATGGATTTTCTCAGACTGCCCACTCTCCAGCTGCGCAACACGCTGCTGCAACTGAGCGATGGTCGCCTCAGCTGCGATCAGGTCGCCATTTTCGCGCAGGGTTTTGATCAGCGGCGGCAAGTCGAACTCCTTGAACGCAACCCACAGGCCCTGCACGTACTCGTTGGCGTAGCCTTCGCGGTCATCGCCGCGCTTGAGCCAGTGCCCGTCGAGGAAACCCAGCACCGGATGCTTCTTGGCCATGACCCATTTTTCGAAGCGCTCGCGCGGGCCGGCGGGGCCGCTGGATGGGTGGGCCGCACGCTCATCGAGGAAAGCGTCCATCTCGGCAATGCAGGCCTGAGCATCTGTGCAATAGGCAGGGTCAAAGCCGCCGGCCAGCCAGATCACGCGCTGGCATGCATCGAAGTCGCGGCGCCATTTCTTCAGCGTTTCCAGAAGCAGGCCGTCAATCGTTGGGTTATTGGTCATGGTTTTTTCGCTTCCTTTGGATTTGGGATCATCGCCTCGATCGCATGGAGCATCTGGCACGCCGGGGCATGCAGTTTCCGGATCTCCTCAGCGGCAAACGAATAGCGGTCGAAAGATGCTTTGCTTTCCGGGCTGTCGGTCTGGGCATACGTGACCGCATACATCGTAGCGGTATCGTTGAGCTTTTTTGCTGAATCGAGAATGTGTTGCTGCAGGGTGTTGCCCGCTTCGGTTTTCACTGACCCTTTCTCCCAGTGCCTTCGCACTTGTAGCAGATCGTTGATGAAGCCTCGGCGATGCCGGTGGCGATGATGCCTTGGCCGTGACAGGTGCCGCACAGGGGGATTTCTGCCTCGGGGTTGGGATTGAGGGCGGCGTCGATTGTGCTATCTACGTTCTCTTTGCTGAACTTCACGCCCGTGAAATAGAGCGGGGTGCTCAGGTAGAACTGATGATGATTCTGGCTCTTATCGCGCAGCCACTGGTAGCGTGCGGCGTCCTTCTCCAGCTCCGCAATGCGTTGCTCGGCATTGCGGGCTTCGAGCGCTTCGATCTGATCGCTCTGCTCGCCGAGACGTTCCACGACATCGTCAATCGATTTGGCGTAGTTCTCTTGGCCTTCACCATCGGGACCGGGGGTGACGCTGAGCAGGATCTGGGTGACGTCTTTAGCGTCATCAAGGGCTGCGGCCATGGCATTGCCAATTTCATCGGTTGGCGGAACCTTGAAAATTGCAACCATTTTCCCGTTTTTGGTGATGCGGGCGAGCAGCTTTCCGCCTGCTGGCCAGTAAATCGCATTCGGTTCTTTGTTCTCGCTCATCGCCTAATAACTCCCGGGCAAGTAGATCGCGGGCTGGAATGGACCAGCGCGCCGTTACGGTAAACCAGCATCCCTTGGCAACCGCCGCAGATGCCGGCCATTTGTTCTGGTTCTATTTTCGCGTACTGCGGGTATTTCTTCGCCGAGCAGGCAGGGCAGCCGCATTCAGTGCCGGGCTCGCAGCGGTCGCGGCAGCAGCGGATCATTTGGCGGCCTGCTTGGCCATGAACGTGGCGTAGCGCATGCGGTTCGGATTCCAGCCGGCGTCTTTGGCCTTCTGGGTTTCAGCGCGGAAGTCGTCGAACTCAAACGGAGTGACCTCCTTAAATCCATCCTTTTCGGCTTCGAGCAGGTTGGCCGTGTGGTCCGGGCCGCGCCCGCTGAGGGTGCGGCACAGGCGAGTTCTTTCGTTGACGAAGTAGTTCATTGGCAGGCTCATGCTTCAGGCACCTCAGCCGCCTCGTCCTTCACCCAGCCCATCACCTTGTATTTCAGGAAGTCGCCTGCACGTGCGGCAACCTCGCAGTGGGCCTTAGTTACACCGTAGGTCGTGCAGTGCTCGCCATGTGGATCCGGGGCATCACCGACCTTGCGCGCGATGATGATCACTTGGTCGTAACCGTAATCCTTGGCGATGCGCTCGGCGGCTGAGATTGGGATTGGTTTCATTTATCATCACCCTCAGACGGTTTCGTTTCGCAGATCACCACGCCCCGCACTTCGATGCGGAGCGGCTTGCTGCTGTATTCGCCGGCCAGAAACTCCTCTTTGCCGTCCCACACGTTCCACAGCTCCCATCCGGCTGAGCGTGTACATTGCAGCTGCAACCCATAGGAGCAATCGAAAAGGCGCAGGCGCTGGTCACCGGCGAAGACAACGACGTCGTGGTAGCTTGGCGGTTCGGCTGGCTTGAGATCCTTGATGCTTGCGAGCACAACTCCAATTTCAGCCACTAACTCGAAGTCGATATCAGTGGCGACGGCCCCGGCATCAATGTTTGAGCAGAACCGACTATTCAGCTTTTTGAGTGCTGCCAGCAACGCGTCACGCTGGCGCTCGAGATTCGCCACGCCACCTGCCGTTGCGTTCAGCTCCAACACCGAGGTGCTGATCCCGTCGCATACGTTCCAGCAGGCCGCAAGGCGCTCGGCTTCCATCAGGTTGCCGACCTTCGCGACTTCTCGATTGCCTTGAGTGATGACAGCGCCGTAACCCAGAGAAATGCTCAGCGGGGCGGCCTTGAGTGTTTGATCGGTCATACATCACCGCCTTCAAATTCAGAGATAACGGCATCCAGCGCATCGGTGTCGAAACCGCCACGGTCCGGCGTGTCGATCCACCAGTGATCTGGGCTGATTTTTTCAATGTGCGCGCGGATACCTTTCAGGGTGTTGAGCAGCTTGGTGCGCTGCGCATCTTCCGGGTAACGCAGCTGATTGTCGGTGTACGGATGCCGCGCATCAAGGTCGTGCCCGGCCATGGCGTTGCTGATCGCCTCGCGCAGGGTTTCGCCATGGAAGGCTTCGGAGATTGGATTTTCATCCCACGTAACCGTCACCTCGTAGCCATCGACCATGTACAGCATCGAAACCTGACGGTGCAGGGTATGCGCCTTTTGCAGCCACGCGATCTGCTCGATCTCAACCGGCGGTAGCAGGTCGCCGGACGCTTGCATTGCGACGATGGTCGGGCCAGTAACCGGCATGGCGTTCCACGCGGCGATAAAGTCGCGGGCTTGCTCATTGTCGATCATCAGCTTGATTGCCGGGTGAGCGATGACTTCCTTGAAGCCAGCGGACAGCAGCGTATCGAAACTGCCCGGCATTGCTTCCAGCGCCTCAATGTCGATGCCTTCGCACGCATTCAGGCAGGCGGCGATGTGCCGGGCCATGACGATATTGTCGCTGGAGGCCAGCACAGCCTCATAAGACGACTTGCAAATCCGTGGGATGCCCGTGTCAGCTACCAGTTTTCCGCTCAGCTCGACCACATGGGTTGCTACACCAGTGTTTTCGTTCAGCCTTGTCGTGTACGTGACGATGCGCTGATTCATGTTCCTGCCCCGCTGCGTTGTTGATGGCAGGATTATGCGCGCATTAATCGGATTTGAGCAATAGGCTAATTGACGTTGCGGACTATTGGCGCCCTAAAAACAGAAAACGCGCTCAAAGCGGCGCGTCATCTGGCTGATTCCCTGATTGGTAGTCAGGGATGGTGGTCGGGAAGGTGTTCGACCTTGACGTCGAGCGGCGTGATTCGCACCGGGTAACGATCGCCGGGGACCTCGACGTAGGATTGCCGGTACCCGGGCACCGTGACTTTGTCGCGGATGATGCCGATATCGCCGCCGATGAAGCGAACCCAGTCACCGGGCGACAGGGTATTGAGTTCTACCAGCTGAACGGTATCCATCAGAAAATATCCTCATCGCCCATCGGTGGTTGCGGCGCCGGATCCGGACGAACCTCGCCCTCACCGGGGAACAGTTCGCCAGTGAGCGCATGGCACGCACGGCGCCCGGTGTAATCCTGCCAGCGCCGCACGATCACGTCGGCGAAACGCGGGTCGAGTTCCATAAGTCGGGCAGACATGCCCATGCGGTCGGCTGCCAGCAGCGTGGTCCCGGAACCGCCGAACGCGTCGACCACCAGATCACCGGAGCGCGCGCTGTTCTTCAGCATCCGCTCGACCAGTGCAACGGGCTTCTGCGTCGGGTGCAGACCTGACTTGGCCGGCTTCGGCTCGTAGATCATCGACGACTGGCTTTCCTGCAGGGTCGCCTGACCATCGACGATCAGCACCTGATCACCGACCTTGATCACCCACCGGCCGTCCTCGGTCTTGCTGATCGGGCCGCCTTCGCCGATTTCAATGACGGTCTTGTTCTTCCGGCCGCCATGCCACTTGTGTTTCGAGCCCGGGCGCCAGCCGTACAGGATTGGTTCGTGGATCGACTGGTAGTCGGCCACGCCGAGCACATGGTTGTTCTTGCGCCAGATGATCGTCTGACTGAAGTGGAAGCCGGCGGCGATGAAAGCGTTCCGGAAAATGTCCCCGGTGCGATCGGCGTGCGCCACGTAGATCGGCGCGCCGGCCTTCAGCTGCTCGATCGTGGCCTTGTAGAAGTCGAGCATGAACTCACCGAAGTCGGCGTCGCTCATCTTGTCGTTCTTCAGCGATCCGGTTGCCCCTCGCGACTGGCCATCGACGGTGTCCATCAGGCGGTTTTTCCGGCCGACGTCCACGTTGTACGGCGGGTCAGTCCAGCAGATATCGGCGCGCTCGCCCTGCATCAGGCGATCCCAATCATCGAGGCTGGTGCTGTCACCGCAACAGACCCGGTGCGGGCCGAGCACCCAGACATCGCCGAGCACGGAAACGGCGTTGTCCTCTAGCGCTGGCGCGGCATCTGGATCAGCGTCCGGCAGCTCAGGCTCCTCGATCGTGAGCAGGTCGGCGAGTTCATCCTCGTTGAAGCCGGTCAGCGATAGGTCGAAACCCAGTTCGCCCAGCTCGGTCAATTCGATACTCAGCAGGTCCATGTCCCACCCCGCGTTCAGGGCCAGCTTGTTGTCGGCGATGATGTAGGCGCGGCGCTGGGCATCGCTCCAGCCGGTGCAGTCGACCACGGGCACCATGCCGATCGGGATCGGCGAACCGTTGGGGAACAGGATCTGCTTGCCTTGGCGATACAGCTCGGCGGCGGCCATGGTGCGTCCGTGGCCGGCGACGGTGCCCAGCGCATCGGCCAGAATCGGGTTGGTCCAACCAAATTCCAGCAGGCTTGCGCCAATCTCGGCCAGCTGCCCGATCGAGTGCGTGCGCGAGTTGTTGTGGTAGGCGACCATGCTTTCGATCGGCCGCAGGGTGATTTGCGGGATCTCGACGTCGAGGCCCATCATCTGGTTCATGTCCATCGATCAGGTCCTTTGCAGAAGCAGGGTGTGGTCGCCGTCCGGCTTGTCGATACCGTAGGCCCGGCGCTCACCGTCCTGAATGATTTTCAGGCTCTCGGCGGTGATCTTGGCCATCTTGGCGCGCTCGAATGCGGCCATCGGGTTGGTGGTGCGCAGGTTCACCGATTCGTTCGCCATCGCGCGCGGCACTTTCCATTCAGCCTTGTGCCGGGTCAGCAGTTCATCACGCTCGGATGGCAAAGGCTCGACCAGCGCATTGTCTTCGGCCGGCGCCTCCTCGCCTTCCTTCTCGCGCATCAGCTGCTGACCGGAGAAATGAGCAGCAGCCTCGATCGCCGACTGCGTGGTGGCGCCGGTCTTGGTTTCGAGTTCCTTTTTCCACTTCTGATCGCTGCTGTAGATCTTCAGCGTGCGCGGCGCGATCTGGGTGATCTCCGACAGCTGCGTGATGGTCATGCCATGCGTGCCCTCGTATAGCGCGCGGGCATACGCAATCGTGGTTTCGAGATCGTCGTTTGACACTATTCGTTCCGTGGGTTGGGTAGGGTATTGAGCGAGGGTATTGTCACGACGACGCAGGGGAAGGCCGGCCACGGATGGGCCGGCGATGGTGGTCAGCAGGTGGCGGTGTGCAGCAGCGGATAGTTCTGTTCGCGAAGCAATTCGGCAATTCGGTCTTCTTGCCGAAGCTCCAGCGTGCGCAGCCCACTATTGTCGAGCCGGAATGCAGGCGTCGATGTAACCTTGATGAATACCTGACGCAGCCGCTCTTGGATGATCAGCCACTGATCTGGGCTGGGGCCTTCGATGGCCAGTTGCGCGAATCCGTGGATCCACTGCGCGAACCGATCGCACGCAATGCTGATCGGCGCCGGGCTGAGGTCAGATGTCGCCAGACCAGCGTGCTCGCGGATCATTGCCCATTGCTCAGGGGTTGGTTGTGCGACCGGGTGCATCTCGGTCGAGCCGCGAAGCCAGTAACAGAATTCAACAGGGGTCATGGTGAAGCCTCGGTGGTGCGCCGTCCGTGGCGCTGGGTTGATCAGTCGTTGAGGACGACGAACTGGGTGGTTTCGCCAGAGCCCTTCAGCGGACGGATATAAAACTCGGTGCTGCCGGCCGAGTCGGACACAACGCGAACGACATGGTCGATGTGACCATCAGCAAAACCACGCCGCAGATGTTCTGTCACAGCCGTCCGCATGGTGGCGATCGGCGCTGTTTGATTGAGAGCAGACTCCAGCTCGGTGAGCTGCACGCATGCGCGCCACTGATCAGCGTAACCGAGCTTGACCTTGGCGATGATCTCAGGCGACTCATTCATGAGGCCCGTGTAAGCGAGGAAGTGCTCGAAGTTGCAGTTGAGGTTGTGAGGGCGCCCAAGATTGCGCGTCGACTCGCTCGCGCACGGGCAGTCGGAAGCAGGGGCATTGTGCTCACACGGCGCGATCGAGCAGTCGCACTTGCCGAGCAGTTCCGGCACACCGCGATTGTTGGTCGAGCAGTCGGAGTCGTGCGTTTTTGGCAAGCCGCAATCGGCGCAAGGGTACTCGCCGGTTTGTCCAGCATCGACCTGTCCGCATTTCGCACATTCCGCGCCCGCAGCGACCTGCTGCTCTTTGGCTTCAGGGCATTGCGCGGCAGCGGCATCGTAGGCGCGGCCCGGCCGGCCATCCGGAATGGATAATTCCAGCTGATCGCCATTCAGCAGACCTCGGGCCTTGGCTGCCATGGCAACGATCAAATCACCGACTGCCGTTTGCACTGCCGCGCTGTTGTTGGTGGAAATCACCAGTAGCCCGGCGATGGTGTTGCCGAGCATCGAAGCGGTGTTCAGATTATCTTTAGTGTTCATGCATACCCCTTGATTTTTGCGCCCGGTTGGCGCCCGAAGTGAAGTTCAGCGTTTAAGCCATCAGTGTCTATTGATCGCACAGCAGGCTGACGCCCTGATTCCGTATCAGGTGATGTAAAAATCCACCAGCCCGCGCGACGCGATCTGACCGTTGAGAATCCGGTCGTGCGAGATGAGTGCGGCCGTTTGTGCCGCGAGAGGCTTGCGGCGCACCAGTCGCATGAATCCGAACTCGGCTTTCTGGCGCCACGAATACCAGCCGTAGTTCAAGTGGGTCAGGGCGACAGCTACCGGGCCGCAAGGAACGTCCTTCGCTTCACCGATATCGACGGTCTCGGCGCGCACCCGCACGCGATGCATCATTCCGCTGTCCAGAGTCGCATAGTCGAGGTACTCCGCTCTTTGGCTCATACCGGCGTCACCTTGGCCAGCTGCTCGGCGGTGAAGTCTTCGATCTCGGTGATGCAGTGACCTCGATCGCCATTGAACCAGTCCAGCTGCTTCTGCGCCTTCTCACGCGCCTCCTCTGCGCTGGCGCCCTTCTGCTGAAAGCGGAAAGCCTCCTCCTTGCCGTCGAGCGGGTGCAGGTACTTGAAGTGCTGAGACTCAGCCACCCAGAATGGCGGATCCTCACCCAGTTCAACCGGGTAAACGATCAGCGACAGCTCTTTGTCGATCATGCGGACTCCAGATTCTTCGGTAGGTGTTTGCGGGTGGCGACCAAGCGCGACCGGGTCACGCCCGACAGCACGCGGTACACCATGTCGTAATCGACGACGAAACGAGCCATCAGCTGCTCGCGAGTCCAGCCGGAGAATTCACTGAGCGCACGCATCTCAAGGATTTCCGCGTCGGTCAGCAGCGGCTTGTGCCCTTTCTGGTTGCCGGTCGATGGCCGCTTCGGTGTTCCGAAGGTGACGTCGCGCACAGACCGGGCATGGCCGCCCGGCTCGCCGTGGAATACGCTGCTCATCGATCGGCCTTGGCCAGCAGTTCCTCATGATCGGCGACCGAGCGAACTGGTGCCGGTTTCGAGCCGGGGCATTTGTGAATGCCCTTGCCGCTGCAGGTCTTGCACTGGTGGTTGGCGCGCGGATCGCTCAGCGACTTGGCCAGTACCTCCCAGTTTTCAGGTGTCTCGATCATGCGGTTCTCCATGGCTTCGCGCCCTTATGGCGCCCGAACTGTCGGTGTGTACGCAGGCGGTCAGCGTCTGCGGGTGTTTGCGCCTCTGACACCCTGATCACTGGTCAGGGTTGTCACGCGGTTCGCCTTTCGGCAGCGGCGTTCAGCCGAGCCAGTGCGCGCTCGGCGTCAGCGCGGATGCGGCGCAGCTCGGGCACGATATCGATGACGGTGGAGGTCGGCGCTGGCTTCACCCGGCGAGTGACCGGCGCCGGTGCGATTTCCACTGTGGGAGCGAACTCGACCTTTTTGACCGGCAAAGCCTTGCTGGCCGGGGCTGGCACTGTGGGAGCGAGCTTCGCCGTTCGATCGCTATTGATCGGCGGATTGAAGTTCATGCCCTTCGGAATCGGGCGAGGTCCGGATGGTGTCTCGCTGGCAAAGCCGACAACGTTGCCGGCCCAGTCCACCTTGCTGATCATGCCGCCATTGCGCAGGTAGTCATCCATCTGTGCTTGAATGGCGTCGCGGTCGGCCGACCGGTCCTGCCGGATTTCGTCAATGTTCGCCATCAGGGCTCAGCCTTGTCGTGGGGGTTGACCCATGGTCGCATCACGCCGTCGAAGCGCGGGAACAGCGACAGGCCGAACAGGTTGAAGAACCGCACGGTCATGATGCCCGCGAAGACCTCGCCGGGTTCGATATCCTTCATCGAGCAGACTGGTTGCGGGTGCGGCTTGTTGCAGTGATCGCAGAAGTGGAGATCAGCCGCTGCGTCCTCGGTCATGAAGCGCGGGATCAGGATGTCGAGCACGCGGGACAGGTTCATGCGCCGACCTCGATCATGGTGTAGTTTTCCTTGAAGCCATCGGCGCCCATGTAGAACGGCTCGCCATTCTCAGCATGGCCGTAGTAGCCACCCGGCTCTGGCGCCCAGTCGATGTTCCAGCGGTTGGAAACCTGAATCGGCGCGTAGCGGGTGTTCTCGAAGTGCAGTTCGATGCCGCGCGGGTTCGGGATGACAGCGGATACCTTCAGCGCGCGTACTTGCCGATGGCCGACCGAGATGTGCTGGTAGAGCGGCAGCTGGATCAACAGGCTGCTCCGTGGCAAGCATTCCTCGATGGTGATCTTAGGCGCGAGCAGCATAGTGACCGTAACCTGCATATCCCTTTGAAGCTCTGGTGTAACCAGTCGCCCCACGAAGCAGCTCAGCGCGGCTTGCAGCTGCTCGCGGGTGACCACGGGCGTCTCGACGATGATCCGCTGATTAAGGGTTTCGAACACCTCGGTTTTCATAACGCTCATGCGCGACGCTCCAGAAGAATACGGGTGATCCCAAGGCGCACGGCCATGGACATGCGGGTCAGCTCCATTCGGACGCCCGGGCGATAGCGGAACATCTGAGCAATGCGATCATCAGCGGTGACGGCGCAAACACCGGCGTAGCTGCCATCGTCGGCGTACAGGCGTTTCATCGTGGTCGGTTGGGTCATGTGGTCTATCGTCCGGTTGGTGGGGCGGGCGGTGCCGGTGGAACCATATCTGGCAGCGGTCGGCGTTCGGTTTGTGGGCGCTGGCCCGGGTAGGGCATTGGAGCATCACGAAAGAGCGGACGGACACTGGACTCGGTAAAGTCTTCGGTCTTGGCGTCTCGCCACTTACGGCCCGTTGGCAGCCAGTCGGTGCCACGGCCTTCGGTGCCTTCATGTGCTTGAAGCGCTGTTTCTTCGACCTGCAGGATGATCCAGCCGAACCAGCCGGTGCGGTAGCGCGTGCGACCGGTCAGGCTCATCGAAGCCCCCGGATACGCAGCAGCAGGTGGCGGCGGATCTCGAACTCAATCGGCAGATCCAGCGCGTACAGCAGGACAAGGATTTTCATTTTTTCCACCGAATGCGGCTGTACGGCAGGTCTTTACCGGGATCATTGCAGCGCTGGGCACGCAGGTAGCCGGATCGAATGTTCTGCACGTTCGTCCACGCGTACTGGAAGTGACCGGTGACGGCCATCACTTGCAGTCTCACCGGCGCGGTCCGCGCAGAATGTGCTGGGCCAAGAACATCAGGGCAAACACTGGGATGATCATTGGCACCACCCGACACTGATCACATCCCGAAACGCGTCGCTGATGCTGCCACAGATGATCAGGGTCAGGATGACGGTAAGGATCGGATGCTTACTCATGAATTCAAATACGTTCATAGGATCACCATAAAGCCGTGGGGATCACGGCGTCATTGCTCAATTATGCGCTACGCGGCAGACACCGCACAAGCGGCTTCACGCTTGCCATGCAGGTCCATGCAGCGGTTGCGCAGGTGCTCGGATGCGTTCTCGCCCTGATTCAGCTCGACCGTGCGCAAATAGGCGTTGCGCTGGGCTTTGTTCGGCAGCTCCAGCACGTAGGCCGGTTCGGTCGCCTCGATGCAGGCGCGAAGGCTTTCGGCAGCAGCTGCGCCACGTCGCTGTTCGATGAAGGTCATGAATTCAGTGCGCGCGGTGTGGTTCATACGCAGGACGTGGCGCGCCTCACATTCTGCGCGCCACTCTTCGCTGTTGCTGGCGATCTTGCGGCCATCGGCCAGCGTGACGACGTCATGAATCCAGCTGCAGGCGTTCATGCCAGCAACCCAAACAGGTCGGCTTGCACCGGGTTGGCGACAGCGTCCGCCAGATCGGCAGCGGTGACGGCGGCTGCGTGAGCGTGACGGATCCGAGCGCTGGCGATGGCCATGTACGGCGCTTCCTTTTCGATCCCGATGAACTCGAAACCTTCGAGCATCGCGGCCTTGCCGGTGCTACCACTGCCGAGGAACGGATCGAGCGTGGTGCCGCCAACCGGCGTGACCAGTCGCAGCAGGTACGCCATCAGGTCGGTAGGCTTGACGGTCGGATGGTTGTTGCCCTTGGTGTCGGTGTTCTCGACCTTTCGCAGCGTGGTGCCGCGCTTGAACTGCGGCCCGGGATCGACCAGCCCCTCGTTGCGATCGCGTCGGCTGGTCTTGGCGCAGTAGAAAAACCGTGCGGCACTGCCGCTGTCACCGTGGAATGCACCCTCGACGCGCTCGCGCATTCCGCTGTAGGAAACCGCACCACTGAATCCGTTGGCGGTTGGCTCGGTGCCCTTGACCGGAGCGGATGCGCCGGCCTCGGCGGGGAACATCGCCACCACCTCTGGACAGCCATCGTGGATCAGGTTGGCTGGCCATCGACCTGATGGCTGGACGTATTCGCCCGCCGATGAGCCAACGGCGTTCATGCCGCTGCCCTGACGCAGCGAATCCGAGACCGACTTGCGACCGCCGTCGACGTAGGCGCCACCGTTCAGGTTGTCGCCAGTCTGGATCCGGCAGGCGTCGATGTTCAACGCGCCAGTCCCGAACGCCGCGACGTTTGCCAGCACCGTGCCGATCAGAGGCTTTCGCGCCATGCAGATCGGTTCGTGTGCTGGCTTGAGCGCAGTTCCCCATCCAGCGCGATCGCCCTTGAGGTTGTGCGACTTCGGAAAGCCTGAGCCGAACACCCACATGATCTGGTCGCGGATCTCGAAGCCAGCCATTTCGATCCCGACCGCCATGTGGTGATAGGTCCGGGCGGCGGCGAACGACAGCAGGTGGCCGCCGGGCTTGAGAACCCGCAAGCACTCCGATGCCCATTCCAACGTGAAGGCCTGAAAAGCCCTCATGCCGTCCGGGGTCAGGTCGTACTTGCCCGCTTCGGCGGCGACCGACCGATGGCCACCGGTTTCGCCGCATGCAGCGTCGTGCGATGGCATCCCGGCGCGGTGCGCAGTGCGCTCCTCGATGTCCTTGCCATCCCACGCCTTGCCCATGAACCGAATGCCATACGGCGGATCGGTCACGACGCTGTCGACCGAGTTATCCGGCAGAAAGCGCAAGACTTCGAGGCAGTCGCCGAGGTGCAGTCGGTATGGGAGTTCGGTCTGGTTCATGTGGGCGAACCTGCCATCACGACGCGGCGAACAGTGTTGATTTTTTCACAGTCGGCCATGTACTCGGTGGCGTCCGGCAGCTGGCGGAGCGATCCGAACACCGGAATATTCCAGCGGTTCGCTTCCCGCACCTCGGCCTGAGTGCCGGTCGAATTCTCCCAGCCCGGCACCAGCAGCACCACGTCGGCCCGGCGCATGTGCTCCATGGTCGCGGCCAGCCAGAAACTGTCGCCAATGGCCGGGTCGACCAGATCCAGCTGCGCGAAGTTGCAGTGCGGAATGATCGGCGACCAGCCACGTCGAATGGCTTGCAGGCCTATCGACCGAGCGGCTTGGATGTTCAGCTCGATGCCGGCTTGCGTCGCGGCGCGGTAAGGCCCGGCGATGTACACAACTGGCAGGCGTGGTTGCGGTGATGAATCCATGGTGTTCCCCCGAATCGTGAGTGCAGCGAAGGGTGCAAGTATATCAATCAAATATGATCAATGCCTTAGCAAATGCGCTGGGTTAAGCGAAAAAGGTCTGCGCCCTATGTGCGCCCTAGAATCCAGCGGCGCACGGAATGACGTTGATTTATAAGGGTTTTTTGTTGCAGATGCCCTGATTGCGAATCAGGGTCGCTTGATTTTGACCACCTCGCAAGCGACGTAAGCGCTTGGAAATGCTGGACTTTTCTCGGGGTTTGGGATGCAGCGGATCCCTGCATCGACCATCGGGCCACCACTGCGGCCGGCGCCGTTGCGCTTGCGGATCTTCATCCCGCAGCAGCAGGCCTCCTCATGCGAAAGGGCCACGGTCACCGTCTCGCAATTCGTGCAGCGGTACTCCTGAAGCCCATCGTTCAAACGGCTCGCCAATCGGCCGAAGCAGTGTCGGCAGATGTGCGGCATGAGCGTGAAGACTGGTTCTTGCGCAGATTGGTCAGACTTAGCCTCGCGCGCACGTTTTTCGGCATCGAAGTCGACGATGCTGCTCGGATTCTGAGAATTCGCGCAATTTTTAATTTCTTCCATCAGAACAACTCCCCTTGGACGCAAATAGGAACCTTTCTCGTTGCACTGAATCCGAACAGAACCTGCCGGGTGCAATCTCTCAAACCGGCCACCACCAGCTCATCGGTGCTGACCGAGTGCTCACGTTTGATCGTGATGTTCTGGCCGCCTGACCGGACGGTGATCGACCGTGGTGCCAGCGGCGGGTGAATCTTGGGCGGTTTGCCCTTGGCATTGCGTCCGACGATGACTTCGCGAGCCCTGTTCCAGCAGCTGACGCAGATGTCACCGCCGATCAACCGCATGCCGCCCCGGTGGCACCGAGAACAGATCCCGGTTCCCCGCAGCACTGACACGTCGAACTCCACTTCCCCGGCATGCAGCGCGCCGATCGGACAGTTCCTGCACTTGGCCAGACGTTCTGGTGGGTTTTTCCCATTAGCCTCGGTCCACATCCCTGCACAGCGCTCGACTTGCAGGGTTGCCCTGAGTGCTGCGCACTCGAACATCGGACGATCAGGCAGCTCGGGATACGTGAAGTACTCAATCGAATTCGATTGCATCACAGCCACCTGCGGGTCAATGGGATTGCCGGCGATCATACGGTTATCTCTTGGGCTGCGCTAACGGATCCAATCACCGTTCGTCGGGATGGTCGGTGTACCCCAAGAATGATTAACCATTCAGCGATTGCACGCAACCCTGTGCAACACAATGGCACGCTGCTACCCCGCATTTTTCCAGAGGTAACCGGGTAACCCCGGAAAAGCGGTCGGGTTACCCCTTGGTTACCTTTCTGGTTACCCCAAAAAGCCCTTTATATATATCACTAGATACTCAATAAATAATAATAATAAGGGTCAAGGTAACCAGTAACTGGATATATATAACCGTGTATTTTTTGGAGGGGGTTGTAGGGGGTGATGTCGGGGATGATATTTCCGAGGGTTAATTTATATTTGCTTTCGATCCGGGTTACCCGGTTACCGCAAAACTGACATGCCTCGGTTACCCCTTATATTGCTTGCGCAATCATCAAATACGCGGCGTAACCGGCGGTAACCGCAAATCGGTTACCCCAGCAATTGCAGGTGGTTTCGAGGTAACTGCATCAAAGGTAACCGGATAGGGGTAACAGGTGGTAACTTTGCCGGTAACTACCCAGCATTTACAGGTGTGCTTACTCATATCTGAGCATGGTTACCTTTGCTGTTCCGGTAACCGGTTACCACCAAAAACCGTCCCGGTAACCGCTCCTTTTTGGTGACCAGCACCCTCAAATCGACCGCAATCCACCCATGGCGAGGGGTTCCGTTTTGGGTGCGCGAGGGGGTCGGCTGGCGGGTGACCGTGGCGGTCAGGTCGTCGGTTCGCCATTTTGGACGCGGAACTTTTTGAGTTATGTGCAAATGTGTCCGTTCGGCGGCGCGGTCAGGCCGTGAGGGCATATGCCTGCCCGCAGCGGGTGGCTTTTGGCTTAGAACGAATTGTTATCACAATGGCATTGATCAAATTTGAGTAACGCCGTATGATTCACCCATCCAAGCAATCAACCGAACAGGGAAACGACCATGAAATACCGCATTGAGACCCAGCAAGTGTTTGGCTCCAACGGCAAAGCGTTCGACGTTGACGCGGAATGGCTGGAGCACGATGACAAGCCTCGCGGCTTCAACGCTGCTGTTCACCGCATGAATGAGCGCTTCAGCTGCAGCGGTATGCGCCCACCAATTCGCGTGGTTGAGGTCGATGATGAAAGCGGCACTCGTAAAGAGGTTGCCCGCATTGATAGCCCGCACAAGCCAGCAGCGATACCAGCTGAGCCAAGCATGAACACTCATCAAGAATCTGCTCAAATCACCGCAGGCCAGATGCTCGAACATGCCAAAGAAGCCGGCTGCACCAGCATGGGCATCGAGTACCGTGAGAACGGCCGTGTCACTTCCGGCGTGCTGCGCTGCAACACCAAATACAATGGGACAACGCCTCGGGTCACTTGGGTGCTGACCAATGCACAGCATGTGGGTGCCCGCCCGAAGCTGGTCACCAAGACCGAAGCCATCGCCCTGATCGCCGATCACTACGACATGACCTGCGATGCCCCGGCACCGACCCCACCAGTTGCCGAGCCGGCCGAAGAAGCACCAGCCTTCCGCCGCATCGAACGCATCGCCAACAGCGGCGAATGGTTGGCTTACGCTGGACGACAGTACCGCGCCACCTTTGCATTCGAAGCCGACGCCATCGAATGGCGCGCTGCGGATCCACTGAATGAGGGCACCATCGGCGAACTGTTCGATCGCGAACAACAACGGGTAGAGGCTGACATGTACAAAATCGAATATCAGAAACTCAGCGGTGACTGGATTCGCTTGGCCGGTGAGGCAGCGATGCGCGAAGCCAGCGCCAAGGAAGTTGCCACTCAGGCGGTGAATGGGCGCCAATACATGAATGCCCGCTTGGTCAGCGCCTCGAACGGCAGCGTGTACTGGTACGTGGTGAAATAAAGCTGCCAAGCAAACCCCATCCATCAAGGAGCCACACCCATGCCAACCCTTTCCCACTATGCCGCCCGCGTCCGCTACCGACTTCCTGAAGAACAGAACACCATCGACGCCGGCCGCCTTCGCCGCACCCAGCAACAATTGAAATTGAAGGAAGCCGGCTGGGACGGCTGCAAAGTGTTCCAGTTCACTGACGGCAATGAAGAACAGAAGGCCAAGGCCAAGGCAGCGGCCGAAGCCTACGCCGCCGAGTGGACCGAAAAGACAGGCGTTCCCCTGCAGGTCGTCGAAGGCTTCTTTCTATAGCAGCCCACTTCAACACCAAAGCCCCTTCCCGGGGCTTTTCCGGTACCACCAAGGAGATCCGCCATGTCTAGCACCAAACCGAAAAAGCCGACCTATCAGGATTTGGCGCGTCAGAACCTCGAACTGAAAGCCCAGCTCGCCGGCAGTTACGCTGCTGCCAGCCGTGAAATCGAAAAGGCTGGCGACACCCTGACCGGGTCCGGCGTCTTGATCCAGCTGACCGCATTGGGCGGCCGCGAAATCATCAACCCGGTCGTAATCCGCGATGGCCTCAGCGCCGGAACAGTCGCTGCCATCAAGAAAGACCTGCTGCGCAGCTATAACCTCGCCACGATCAGCAAGCCAAAGGAATAGCCATGGCATTCCGAGAAGACACAAAGGTCACTCCGGCTGAAGCCCTGTCGTTCGACATGGTGCCGGAGACCTGCCCGGCGATCGAGGCAGCCTTTGAAAAGCTGAATCGAGGCCCGGCGCGCTGGCTGGTCGACGCGGAACTGCGTTCCTACGGAATCGAGCCGACCGAGCAGATGTTCCATGCCATCGCCGCCATCACTGCCAAGGCAACCAACGGCGCCCGGCATGAACTTCGCACCACCGTTCTGATGCAGGGCACGTTCCCGCTGCGTCTGGCGCTGGTGCAGATGATCGAACGCACCCTGCCGCCGGGACAGCCTGAAAGCCGGTACGCGCGCTGGCTGCGGGCACAACAACCCACAACCTCCGGAGCCCCAGCATGATCACCATCCACAAACACGCCGTCCCGCTTGAACAGACGTTCACTCTCGACCTGCCAGAAGGCGCTACCTTCCTGTCAGTCCAAGTCCAGCACGGAACCGCGCAGATGTGGTTCCGCGTCGACGACAGCCGCCCGCTCAAGGCGCAGCGTTTTGAAGTATGCAGCACCGGCAACCCGCTTCTGCCAATGGCTGTGGTCTGGCCGTTCCTTGGAACGTTTCAGCTCGGCGACGGGGCGCTGGTGCTTCATTTGTTCGGCGGTGTGTACGCTTCATAAACCGTTCATCAATAAATCTGCAAAAGGCGCTTGCTCATATTTGAGTAATGCGCCTACAATCACTCCATTGAAACGCACAACGGAGCAGAGCCATGAAGCAAGTAATTTTCAAGGATGCAAAAGGAAAGGCAATTTTTACTTTTCCCACGAATACCGGTGGTTTTGCTCTTTCGGTAGAGCGTGCGTTCACCGCCTTTTTCAAAGATCCTGAAATTGCTGGAAGTGTTGGTGAAAAGTCAGAAATGGTTCACTCAGTCGAAGTCTCGCGCATCTAACCAACGCACCCACCTCAACCCCCTTAACTGGGGGTTCGCCGGTACCAACACGGGAGCATCACCATGAAGCCAGTCGATATCACCGCACCAGTCAGCGACCTGATCAACGAGCTGCAGGACATCAGCAGCGCGCTGGCCATCGCCAACACGCCAGCAGCGTCCATCGCACAGGACTACGTTGACGGCGGCGATGGCCTGATGTTCCCGGCCGAGGCGTGGAGCCTGATCAAGCGCAAGACCGCGCTGTTTGCTGGCTATATCTGCGAGATCACCCAGATCGAACTGGACCGCCTGATCATCGGTTGCACGAAGGCCGGCATGCTGATCGCCTCCTACCAGCCCTCGATCGGCGCGACCGTTTACCGCCGGCCAGATGGTTCGGTGCTGGGCATGAGCGTCTGCGGTCGCCATTTCTGCCATCGCGACATTCGACCGGTCCAGTCCCCAACCCTTCATGTGCAGAGCATCGGTCGCAGCAAGCGCCCGGAGATCCAGTGGTCGACCGATTCGCTACCACTGCTTTCGCGGGAAGGGGGTGCGGGGGAAGGTGCATCGGCCATGAGTTCGGCTCTGCTGGCAAAGTACTTCGGCGTTCCGCTGAACATCGGCGGCCCGATCAACACCGCGTTGCTGACCGACGGCATTAACCGCCCGGACTCCTCGAAATGAGCATGGCGAACAAAATCAACCGCGAGCACCACACCGCCGGCCAAGTCCGCCGCGCCGCGCAGGCCCAATGCTCGCACATGACCCGCGACCACCGCGCCGACAAGGATCGCTACTACTTCAGCGATCGCAGCATCCTGACCGTGGTTCGCAACACCATCCGCGTCGAGGGCGGCGCACCAGTCCAAACTCAAGGAGCATCGAAATGAAAAAGGCCACCGTTGAACCTCTCGAGTCCGTCACCTTGGCTTCCCTGATCGAACAGGGTTATCTGACCCCGGTGAAGTACTTTGCGACTCCGCCGAGCTTTGATGCTGTTCCGCTCGGCATGTCCACCGGCATCGGCCACACCATCGTCAATCCGTACCTGCAGCACGCAAGCGGCAAGCGCGCCATTGTGTTCTGCGCGACGGTCCAGCATTGCGAGATGGTTACAGCTGCATTCATCAACGCCGGAGTTCCAGCCGCGTCGGTGCTGGCCAGCCAAAACAGGGCAGAGCGCGACGTGAATATCGAGCGACTACAACAAGGCTCCCTGCTGGTGCTGACTACCTGCAATGTCTTGCTCGAAAGCAAGCTGCCAGAAGTCGATGTGGTCATTGTTGCTACGCCTACTGCGAGCCGAACTCGCTTCAGCAGGTTTGTCGCCGCCGCTGTTGTGCCCGCACCAGAGCCGCGTCGCGAAGGTGAAAGCCGACCGGAATACGAAACCCGCATGGCGAACCGCACCCGCGATCAGCGCGTGATGGATATCGCCCGCAGCAAGAAGCCGTTCGCCATGATCCTCGACGTGGCGGGCAACGTGCTGCGCCTCGGTATGCCGGACGCCGTGACAGACAAAGTGCAACAACCTGCACCCACCGAAATGGTCTCGATGCGCACATCCAAACTGACCGGCCCGGCGCTGCGTTACGCGGTGGCCAGTGCCGAGGGTTTGCTCGAGCAGTTGCGCTGGTGCTGGCTCGAGGACGGCGCCGGCATCCAGAACATGTGGACCGACGACCACGGCTGCTGGGATCCGCTCGGCTGGGAAATTGGCGGCCCGCTGATCGAAAAATACCATGTCTGGCTGTCGGCGCCGGTTAAAGACGTTGAGCCTGTCGGCTGGGATGCTGAGATCTACGGTGATGATGGCGCGCCAACTGCCGATCAGGATGGCTGCGAAACCGTACTCCTCGCCGTGTGCCGGGCGGTCGTTATGTCGAAGCTCGGCGCCGTAGTCCAGATCCCCGCCGATATCGCCGCTGCATCCGGATGGGAAGCGAACTGATGGCCACCACTCCACGCCTGATCCCGTCGCACAAGCCACCGCAAATCATTGAGCTGATGTGCAGCTCGCGCACCGACTTCGAGGCCTATGCAAAATCAGAGGGCTGGCCGCTCGGCGCCGTTAAGGTAAACGGCCAGTTCTCGCACTACTTCGACCGTGGCACCGACGATAGTTGGATTGGCTGGCAGAAGGCAGCGTCCTACTACCTCGCCCGCTCGGCCCGCATCATCCGTGATCAACTTGAACAGGAACACCAGCAATGAAATCGAAACGCTTTTACGCCCTGAGCGGTGAGCAGATGATCTGGACTCGCCATGAAAACACCGTTCCCCATGGCATTTGCCCAGTGGCTGGCGATGAGCACGTTCGCGCTGAATGGTCTGATGGTCAGAAAGCCGAGAACAACGCGGCCAGCCTCAACTGGGACCGTCACCGCATTGTTGGGAATTCCGGCGAGAAGGTCCTCGTAACCCACTACAGCACCTGCGAACCGCGCTTCCCTGAGCTGGCCAAGGAAGTCGAAGCCAAGGCCGCTGGCAGTCAGGCGATCGGCGAGTTTCTGGAGTGGTTGCAGGAGCAGGGCATCGTTCTGGCTGAATACCACGAAGGCACCGACAGCCTGTATGTGGCCACCCGCCCACGCGGCAAGCTGGAATTCATCGCCGAGTTCTTCGGCATCGACAGCAAGAAGGCCGAAGCCGAGCGTCAGCAGTTGCTAGCTGAGTTCGTGGCCTCGCAGCAGGAAGCCAATAAAGATGGGAACTGAAACCGACGGGAAGTTCCGCTGGGACTTCACCACCTGCACCCGCTGCGCGCTGGTTCAACCGAAAGGCCACGACTGCCGACAGTGCGGAAACCCGGGCAAGCCATACAAGCAGATCACGTCCGGCAAGATGCTGTTCACCATTCACGGCAGCCGCGAGCGCTCGACGGTGCTGGGCGGCCGATTCTTTCACGCCATTGGCCGGAACGCAGTCGGCTGGACGCTGTTTGAACATGGCGCAGATCTCCCAGAGCATGGATCCGTGCCGATCATCGGCAGGAAGTTCGAACGTCTGCTCGACACCAAGTCGCTTGTTGCTGAGATCAACCGGCTGGTGAATGCCGGAGAGCGTCTGCCCACCGACCTGCGCCCGGCGTTCGAGATTGACGAAGTCCGCCACCGGGAATGCCAAGCCGCGCTGGAATCGCAACGCACGCAACCCACCCAGTAAGTAGCGTCATAATGAAAATCCTGATCGTACTGCTGACCCTGCTCGCCATGAGTGGCTGCGCCGGCCCGACGCACATGACCAACGACGCGATCATTGCCGAGGCGATGAAGTGCGAGCAGGTTGGCTTGCCATGGCGGCAGGTCTACACCTACGACGGTGGCGTGGCGAGCGTCTATTGCACCCACCATTTCAGATCGACCAATCACGGGCTGTGAGCATGAGCGCCAAGAAACCGAAAACAGCGATCGTTGAGCGCCATCGATACGTTTTGGACTGGTTCCAAATCGACAAGGTCGAGCTAGACCTCGAACACACCATATATGAATTCAGCTACCGCTTCGGTCCTGACTGGTTCCTCGAAGCGAAAACCTATACGGGTGGAAAATGGCTGGACGTCCTTTGGGATGGGCGCGGCGGTTTCAACCTGAGCAATCCTTGCGCGGCGCTGGTGGCGCTCAGGGATCAGGTCACAAAATTCAGCTGCATTGGTTCCGAGATGCAGTTTCACGCGGCGCTGGCAAAGCTGCTCGAGCAGGCCAACAAAGTCAGAATTCAACAGGAGAAGATCAATGACTGAACCACTGCTTCCCCCAACCCTCGATCGCTGTCAGGCGATGCTGCCAAACGGGCAATCCGCGTTCTCGCTCGGCGGTCGCCCACGTATGCAGCAATGCTCTCGAACTCCAACCGTCATCGCCAAGGAGGTGACTCCACTGATCGGCGATGGCCAGTTGGGCTCAATGGCGCTGTGCGATGAGTGCAAAGCGGTGATGATCAAGCAGCTCGGCCCGAGCATCGATTGCATTGCCTTCGAGCCGATCGCGACAGTCGAGCTGTTCCCCGGCGTCTTGTTCCGGCGCGGGAAAAAGCGTCCGGATACTAATTGCTGGGAGTTCTACGCTGACCCTCTTACCGTGACCGGAGGCATTAATGGTCAGTGGCTGCCAGCCCGCCATGCCTATGCCGACGACGTCGTGCTCGACCATCTGCACCACATCCTTGATGAGCGAAACATCCTCGCCGCCGCGATCGGGAAAGCCGCGATCGAGTGCGGCATCACCAACCCGGATATGCCGCTGACCGGCCCGCAGCTGCTGATGGTGATGAGCGACATGGTGTCGATGGTGGAAAAATCTGTCGCTATCGAGAAAGCGGTCACAGACCCTGAGCTGATGTTTGTGAACATGAAGTCCGGTCGTTTCGCCAAGATCTCGCTGCGCAGCGCCATCGACCTGCATGGCGAAGTGATCAACGGCGATGACTCGCAGCAGCTGGAGATTGCCCGGTTGCGTGCCGAACTCGCAGAATTACGAAATGAAAAAAGCAAAAAGCTTTAAATGCCCTTGATCATATTTGAGTAATTGATATAGGATTGCTCCATTGAACACGAAATGGAGCAGTCCCATGAAAACGCCAATCCGTATCGAAACCCGCATCACTCGCAGCTATGTTGGCTCTTGCCAGCACCTCGACCAGTGGGCGCCAGTATGCAGCGCCCGCGCAACCGGCCCCTACACTGTCAGCACGCCAGACGGCGAGGACCCATCCGAAGGCCTGACCCGTGCTTTCGTGGTGTCGCTGACCGCTACCCAGATGCTGGAAGCCCGGAAGTCATACCGCCGCAACCGCGCGAACGGTAATCGCAATCAGGCATCGATCCCGACGACCTTCGCCCATTGGTTGCGCCGAGCGATCGAGGACCACTACAGCAGCTACGGCTGCCACCACGAATACGACTGCTGCGGCTGTGCCAGCGTGTACGCCGATGCGCGGCCAACCGGGCGCGGTGAGTTCTCCGTGAAAGCCCGCGTGTCGTACAACTACTGATGGGCAAGCCTGCCTTCGAACACAACCCTTGCAGACAATGCCGGGGTTTTGGTCGTCATGCCGATATCAAGTGCCGGGGCTGCGGTGGATCCGGTTACACGCTGACCAAGCGCGGATTCATGGCGAGCGAGCGTCTGCGTGAACTGAAGACCGATACTGACACCCCTGAGCAGAAGGCCGCCAATCTTGAAATGGCGCTGGCCTATCAGGCGACGCTGCAACCTTCCGGAGCCACCAAAGAGGTAACACGATGATCACCCACGCCAAGCCACAACGTTTTGCCATTTCTTCGAAGAACGATCCGGACGGCCGCGAGCTGATCTGGAACTACCGCGCATGGTACGCCGGGAATCCAGACTACCTGTTGACCTCGGACGCTGCCGAGACCGAACTGGCTCGCTTGCAAGCATCGCTGCCCCATGACAAGACCCTGAGCATCGTCGACATGGTCGCCCGGGCGCAGCACGCTGCTGAGTTATCCCGCCTGTTCCGCGCCGAGTGCGATGAGAATGGCTACTCACTCTTGACCCATGATGAGCGGAAGCAACCGCATGCGAAGGCGTTACGTGCGTCCGCCCTTGAGAAGGCGAGAGATGCGCAGACCTTAAACAAAGAAAAAGAAAAATAGTTGTTGATCAAATTTGAGTAATGCGGCTATTATTGCTCCATCAAACACGAACACGGAGTTCCAGCCATGACCAAGCCTGCCGCCATCCCACGCATCGAAGCCTACGCCAACCTCGTCCTGCACACCGATATCGAACCCTACGAAGTGATCCGGGCGATCTCGGAAACCACCGTTGAGATCCGCAAGATGAAGGCGACTCTTTCGCCGGACTGGAAACCGGAAATCACCCCGGGCGGTTTTGCTGGCCACTGCCACAACCAGCACACCCAAAAATGGATTTACGAGCAGGATGAAAGCGCTCCGGTCATCCGCATGCGCCGGGTCAAGCCATCGCACTCGAACCGCTGCATGACTTGGAAATCGGCCTACGGCATGCACCGCATGAGCGACAAGCCCTGCAAATTCCACGACTACAACTTCTGATGTCACGGCCCCTTGATTGGGGCCAAGCCGGTACCAGCCAAAGGAGCCGCACCATGAAAAACGACCAGATCAAAATCAACACCGATTCCGCAACCGTTATTGCCGAGGTGGTCGTTTCGCTGCTTGCACGCACCATCACCATCCGGATCTGCCAGCTGTCATCAACCGGCGAATTCATGGTGTTGCGCAACGACTTCAGCCAAGGGACGTTCGCCCAGAAAGATCTGGCTGTAGCAGCCTTCCTCGCCATCATCGAAGACGAAGCGGTCTGATCGCCCCGATCACATATAAGCCCCTTAATTGGGGGCTTCCCCGGTACCAACGCCTGCAACCAATCCGAGGATTCAGCTATGTCCATCAACGAAAAAACCCTCAAGGCCGAACTTGCCACTGTGATTGCCCAGCGCAACCAGTTGAGCGCCACGATCGCGCTGCTGATCCCGCTGCACGACGCCACCGGCAACACCGCGCTGGCAGACAATGCGCGCGCTGCTCTTGAATTCTCGGCGCCGACCGTGTTCATGCCGGTCGAGCCGCCAGATCTGGAAATCGATGCGCTGCTCTACAAGGGGAGTGAAATGCACGCCAGCGCCAAGATGGAGCGCCGTATCGTGGCCAATCTGCTGGCATGGCTCGAGTTCAACGGCTGGAAGGTCACCGAGATCGACGATGGTGACGAAGAAACCTTGGTTTCTGACGCCAAGTCGGCGATGGAACTGATTTTCGACCTCGACGAGGTTCGCGTCGAGGTCAGCAACGCAGCCGGGAACAGCCATCGCATCCTGATGATTCTTGGCGAAGGGTCTGACCTTGTCGCTGATTACAGCTTCACCGACAAGGATCCTGACGGCTTCGATGCCGCGATGAAATCCTTCCAAGCCGAAGACTACGCGTAAGGAGCCATCATGGCCGAAGTCAAAGAAAAGCGGCTGTGCCACCCGCGCCGCCGTTTCACTTCGGCCGAGACGGCGCGCGCTGCTGTGGAACAGATCTACCGCCGCACTCACGTATCAAAAACCGTTTGCCCGCGCTGCAAGTACTGCAACGGCTGGCACCTTAACTGAGGAACACCTATGAACATTGGCGAACAAGTAATCCTGCGACTGAACACCTCGGCATTGAACGCGCTGTTTCCTGAAGGCACCGAGGCCCGCGTCCAGCTGCAGTCTGCTGTGCTGGCCGAGGCCGCCGGAAAATTCGTTAAGGGCCAGCTGACTGAACAAGTCACTGGCGCGCTCAAAGCGCACGTCGACGAAGCCACCAAAAAAATAGATGCCGAAGGCATCATGGAATCACTGTTCGAGCGAAAAGGCTGGCAGAAGGTTCTGGAGGTTCGTGAGGGTGGCGGTTTGGCCGTCGCCATCAAGGCGAAGGTTGAGCAGGTATTCAAGGATCATGTTGAAACCCGTATGGTCGAGCTGATCGAGGAGCGGCTGACCAAGTGGCAAGACGGTATGGAACCGAGTATCCAGAAAATGGTTGACTACAAAGTCCAGACCATCACCCGTGACACGCTGAACGCTAAGGTCAATGAAGCCTTCGCGGCGGCCGGTCTGGCTCCAGTCAAATGAGCCTGTCCTACATCCGCGAATATTACGCGGTGCCAGCCGTGGTTGGCCGCCGCGTGGTGGCCTACGGCAAGCCCGGGATCATCATGTCCGCCATCAACGCCTATATCGGCGTGGTGCTCGACGATGATCCGAAGCGCCGTCCGCGCCCGCATCACCCAACCGATGGCATCGTCTATGGCGAACTGGCCGAGAAGCTGCCGAAGCCGCCGCGCCGGTCGAACTACGAAGAGTTCCAGCACGACGAGTCTGGCCTCTACTTCCATGAATGGCTTCGGATCAACAAACCACACCGTGAACGCCGGGTTGTTGATGGCCGGCGCCAGTTCCGCATGTACCGCACCCGTTCCGGCTACGATTCTCTCTATGACCGGGACGTAGAAGGTGAGTGGTCGCTAACGGCAGCGGAAGCCAAGGCCAGCTACAAGGAAGCCCTCAAAAAATACAAAGCCGCGCAGCGGGAAGCCGAGGAACAATTCGCATGAATGCAAAAGTGAAAATTGGACCAGACCATTATCGCTATCGCGCAGAGGGCGGCCCGGACGGCGTCACGCTGGTATGCGACACGTTCGTGGTGGTTGGCCAGACGCCGTTCTATTGGTACGTGGTCACCAAATACGTTGCTGAGCACGCGTTTGCATTCGGCCCGGACTGGCTGACGAAACAGCGTCGCAAAATCAGCAAGGACCGTGCCCGACTTCAATACTGCTATGCCGATCGCACGCAGGCGCTGCATTCGTTCCAGCAGCGCAAGGTTCGCCATCTGTTGCACCTCGAATACGCGATGGCCACCGCCAAGGCGGCAAAGGAAAAGGTCGATGAACTGATCGCTGCCGCCTTAGCGCCGATCGAAGACACGAACTGCGGTACTCCTGAATATTACGAAGGCCTGAACTGGGACTGCTGATGAACACTGAAAAATCACATGCGGAATACATCGCCGAACGCAAGGCGACCGAAGATCGCTACAAGGCCCGCGCTGCCGAAAACATGTTTGACCACCGCTACACCCAGATCGCGACAGGCCCGGTCGAGGCGTGGCGCTGCAAGGATCCGCGCAGCACATTTCATGCCTTCGACATCCTGATCACCCGCTTCGGAATCAGCGTCGTCGGCGATATCGAAAACATGTCCTTTGTGGTCGGCAGCTATTACGGGATGGAGTTTCTGGCAAAAGATGACGTCCAGTATTACATCCACAGCAAGCTCGACCCGAAGTGCAAGGAGTTCGAGTTCGATCAGGATCGCTGGCGTGAGCTGGTGGTCAAAGGCGCCTGCTCGCGGATCACTGAAATTTCATCTGAAGATGAAGCGGAGAAGTGGCCGGAGTGGGTAAACAACACCGACCTTCAGTCCCGCGAGATCTACGCCGAGGTCATGGCCTTTGTTGACTCGATGCGAGAGCACGAAGTTGACCTGAGCTGGACGAACCTCTACGACATGATGCAGGAGGCCGAGGATATCGAATACACCGAGGCCGCCATGATCTTCGTGCAGGAAAGCGGTGATGACCTGCACATGGCCGAAGTCGACAGCGAGAGCGTTGAGAAAGTGCGCGAAAGCGTCTACGGCAACCTCTACATGATCAACCACGCCGCCAAGGCGATCATGGCGATGAAGGCGCTGGGTACGGCGATCGAGCAAGCGCCAGTAGAGGTGGCTCAATGATTGACGAATTTTACCTGCAGAGCCCGCACGGCAATACCGGCGACGGCCTGATGTTCTGGGCGCTGGGCGGTGGTTATTGCACTGATCTGGACAGGGCCGAGGTATTCACCCGCGATCGCGCGCAGAAGCTGCACGAAGATCGCTGTGGCGATGACATTCCTTGGCCGAAGGCCTACATCGACCAGCGCGCGCACCTCGGCGTCGACCACCAGTATGTGCGCGCCGAGGAGGCTGCGCCGATGCTGGTAGAAGGCTGCCAGTGCGTGGTGCAAGTCAAGGGCGAGTGGAACGGCAACGATCTGATCTGGGCGCGGTGGCCGATCGGCACATCGCCAAAGTTCGAGCAGGCTCACCGCATTTCACTCGAGCATGCCAAGAGACTGAGTGAAAACGAAATTATCTGGCCGCTGGCCTACATCGAGACGAAAACCCGGCGTCTGGTCCATCAAGGCAAGCTGAGCCTCGCCGAAGCCCTGAGCGGATCCGGTATCAAGCGATTCAAACGCAAGCGCACCCGTTATACCTACCGCTGCGAGCCGTGCGGTCGGTTCCTTACAGAATCACAGAACTATGGTGCCTGCCCGAACTGCGGCGCCTGCAACGCCCCATAATCAACAAGGAAGCCAACCCATGATCAGCCTGATTTTCGCCGCTTGCGTCAACGCTGCACTTGAAAAATGCGTAGTGACTCAGAAACTCGAATTGCCACCCAGCATGACAATGGACGGATGTGAGAAGGTGCGTCAGATGATCCTTTCCAAGCAGTACAGCCCTATCCCGCTGCCACCCGGTTTTAATAAGGTTGATTGCGAAAATAGCTAATCGCATATTCCAAACAGTTCTACATGCGCCGTTGCTCAAATATGAGTAACGGCGTTATTATTTGGGCATCATAAACGCAGGAGCGAAGTCGATGCGCAACCAAACCAAGCGGCACCACGAAGCGGAAATAACAAAGGCCCATCTCTGGGTTTCGGCGCTGCTGATTCTGGTCGTTTGCGGTATCGCTTTCGTTCACTCATCGATCTAAAAAGGGGAAAACCATGGAAAAGCCGATTCAGTGGCAAATGCTGCCAACGACTGCCACTCCGGAGATGGCCAACGCGCCATTTGTTGGCTTGATCGAGCCGCAGTGCTGCCTGACCCAAGCCCGCAACCGCGAAAACATGGCGAGTAACTTCGCCAAGATGGTCGCAGCGGCACCGGCTCAACCGCTCGATGAGGTCGCCGTTGCAGCCCGCAAGCGCGACAGCGCCGAAGCTGCTGAGCTGCAAAGCTGGTTGGTCGGCAATGCCCGCAACGTGCGCCCAGTTGATCAGTCAGGCCTCATGGCGTGGGCCTTGGCAGCGCTGACCAAGGTGACCGCCGAGCGTGATGCCCTGCAAGGCGTTGCGCGCTTCACCAGCCTCAGCAAGGGCGGCGAATATGCCGTGCTGGGCACCATTACCGGTGCCGGTCAGGCCAAGGGGTTGGTTGGTCGGGCGTACCGCGATATTGCCAGCGGTAAGTTGTTTTTCCGTGAGCCCGAAGACTTCGCCAAGCGTATGCAGCCGATCGCCAGCGGTCACGATCTGTGAAACCCGCTCGCAAAATTCTCAGTGCCAGACTTGGTGACTGCGTCACCAAATTCTCAGTCGACAGCGTCATGTGGTTCCGGGCAGACGACCGCGTCGTCATGGCGGATCTGATCGATGGGCGATCGCTTTATCTGCCTGCCCGCATGACGATTCGTCTGCTTGCTGCTGAGTACACCGCTGATTTTGTCTGCTGTTCCCCCGGCCTTCTGGTGAAGCGCTCGCTGATGATGAGCTATACGCAAGCCACTCGAGCAGAAGGTGGTGGCGGCTGGCTACGGATAGCAGGGCATGGGAAGTCGATCAGGGTGACCGACTCCTTTCGTCTGGAAGTGGCCGAAGCGGTCACTCTACGCCGGATCGAGATTGCACTGGCCGGGCCGTGTGACGTTAAGGTCAAACCAGAAGATGCCTACGCCGAAGGCAAGCAGGCTCGGGCCTGCCATGCGAATAATTCACCGCCATCTGGTCTTGACCGAGTACTTCGCGGGTGGTGGATGGCTGGCTGGCATGATGCAGACATGGAGCTGAGCAAGTGAGCATGAACGAAGCAATCGAATACGCGGACAGCCCGCAAGCACGGCAGATGGATCGCGATATCGCCCGGCGAACAGACCCGTCCGCACGATCATCCCGTGATGAGCAATTTGCCCAGATGGAGCAGTACTGGCTTCGGGTGAACGCTCAGAACAAGATCGATGCGGCCGCAAGCCGAGCGCGAGTCCGGGCCGCCATGGTCAAGGTTGAAGCAATTTTAGGGCCTCCTCGCAAATGACAGAGCGCGAACTTTTTGAACAGTGGTATTGCCGTAAATACAGCGTCGACCTGATTGCCCGGGTCACACGTCTGCATGTCAACGGGCGCGGCCGTTACTCCAATCGTGGGGTTCAGGTTCGCTGGGAAACATGGCAGGAAGCCCGGTCCTTCAGTCAGGAGGCTGCATGAGGCACCTGAGTAATTTTGTCCACAGCAAGCACAAGCAGGGCGTTGGCGTGTTTGTTGGGCCTCGCACCTTCACCAACTCGCAGCGCCGATGGCACATCCGCCTCATCATCGACCTTCCGTTCGAGCCCGGTGCCACACAGCGCCCGGTGATCCGCCTGAACATGGACACCAGCGTGATGCCATATTGGTCGGCAGCGGCCTTCGCCAAAGCCGAACTGGAAAAGGCCCTCGTCGAGCATGCCGACTGGACCGACTTCACTTGGCAGGTCTGGATCCCGTAACGCCGACCTGCAGACCGCCCGGCCAGTGCCGGGCTTTTTTATGGGGTACGCAATGCAATTCAAAGTAGATAAATGGACGCCCGGCGCCGTAGCCGAGATCCCGAACACGGATATCTGGGAGTGGCGTCCGAACGGAGCGCCCTGCCCCGGGAAACACATATGGGTTCGATACATCAGCATGAAAATCCGCGAATGCACACACTGCGGAGAGCGTGAAGCACTCTGGGCTGACTTCGGGATGCTGGGTCGACCGATCAAGCCAGACTGAATCCTGCCCACAAAAAAGCCCGCATTTGCGGGCTTTGTCGTTTCCGAATGGTCAGAACGGCTTGCCGTCGTCCTCCTCCTTGTTTGCCTCGCCGAGGATCGGAACTAGAGGGATAGACACGCACTTTGACTTGGTACCGTTGAAGCTCTTGGTGCCCACTCGATCGGCGTCCTTCACTCGCAGCAGCTGGTCGCGCAAGTTGGTGATGGCTGGCATCTTGGCGATCAGCTCTTTGAGGTTGCTCACGCCGGTACCGAACAACAGGCGCCCGCTCTCGACGAGGATCCCGTGACGGCGCAGCGTTTGGTCGGCCACGTCCATATCAACGCCGCCACCGTGACGGAACGACGTTGTCGACTCGCGTATCAGCTCGTAGACCGTCAGGTCACCTAGATTGCCCGGCAGGCGAATCTTCGCGCTCAGCAGCGCCTCAAGCGCCTTGGCCGAGTCATCCTGATCCTGATCTTCGGTGTGCTCCTGCCAGTTGTAGCCCTTGATCATGGCCAGTGCCTCATATTCCTGCGGCACGTAGCTTTTCATCAGACACCAGCAGCCCGCCAGCAGGGTGCCGAACTGGTCACCATAGCGCTGGTCCTTGAAGTGGATGGCGGCGGCCTTGCGGAACACCTTCACCGATTCGAGGATCACCGGCATCAGCTTTAGCGCGCGGGCCAACAGCCGGCTGGACATGGTTTCGTCCTGATCAATCTTGTTCAGCTCAGCCTCAAGCTCAGGCCAGTTGTCGACGTCACCCTCTTTTGCCTTCTTGATCGAGAGGATGGTCAGGCGGTCGATATCGGCCTTGGTCGGCAGGTTGACGTTGATCGAAGCCAGACAGAACATCGACCTGATTTGGAAGTGCTGGCTGTTTCCGGAAACGGTGCCCTTGGCCGTGTGCATCTGCGACTCGGTCGAGGTTTTCCGGATCAGGCCGATGACGTTCTCGATCCGCTGCTTGTCGCGCTCGTTGTTCGATTCAGCCTCATCGATCAGCACCGGCAGCGCGTCTGCCTTGAGATCTTGACGGATACCGGCCTCTGTACTGTCGCCAGAGTAGTACTGGCCAACACCACGCAGCAGGGCCGCGCAGAACTTGTTCTGAACGGTTGACTTGCCAGAGCCGGCCACGCCTGTCAGCCAGATGTGGGGACGCCATGTCAGCGCACCGCAGATCGGAGCCAGCATCACGAAGCCGGCCATCAGCGCCGCGCTGCCCGGCATGTTCCAGCGGACCATATCGGCAACGCCGACGAGATGGTCGCCTTCCGCATCGGTCAGCGGCGTCTCTGACGGCTGCGGCAGTTCGCGCGCCATCGGGTAGACGTAGGCTGATTTGATGGCGGTGATGTCGGTGTGCTCGCCATTTACGGTCAGGTAGGAGCCGTGGTGGAACACCGCGCGCCCTTTATCAGCCCATGCACCACGCCCACGGATCCGCGAAGGATCGTAGATACCGCGACCGTTCGCCGTGCGGAACAGCCACTGAGCAACGGCCTTTTTGTCGATCCCGCCGTTGCCGTTGCCGAAATTCATCTCCCACCAGTAAAGGTCGGCCAGCTCGATCAGGCCAACATCGCTCAGGTCCTTTTTGGTGATCTCCAGCACCTGTTTCTTTTCGTGCTGGAACAGGAAATAGGTCTGCCCATCGTAACCGAGGATCGTGAAGTGGGCATTCTTGACCAGATCGTCTTCATCCTTTTCAGCGGGGACAATCGGGTCTTTCGGGCCGCCGCTTGCCGCCGCTGGTGGCTCTGCCGGTGGAGATGATGCGCTATCGGCTGAATCATCCAATGCCGCCGGCGGGATGTCTTCGGTGAGGTAGTCGGGTGGACCGTCCTCCCAAGGCATCGGAGGTTCTGGCTCGGGCTCTGGCGGCAGGCTTCGGTTTGCAATGACGTCGTCGAAGATGGCCTTTATCGCGCCAGCACCATCACGCACCTGCAAATCATTGAAGTCAGTGGGGCCAGACCACTTGCCGGCCGAATCTTGGGTGCCATCGGCATGGACGAATGGCGGAATGGCCAGCAGCCCGCCAACGGCTTTTGCCGCGATCGTTGCGTAATGGACGCCCGGGTTTTCGACTGGCTTTTTGGTCCAGACATCGTTATCGACGGCAAACACGATGATCGCATCAGGCTTGCTGTCGCGGATCGCCTTGGCAACCGTGAGCAGGTTGGTCACATCGAAAGTGACCAGCACCAGATGGTTGGTTTCTTCATGGATGGATGCGCCGGTGGCATAGCCTTCGCAGATAACGAATACCGGGTTGCCGTCGACCATCTGCGGCTTGCCGATGGCGTGAAACATGCCAATCTTGGCGCCATTTTTCAGGTAGTCCTTATCGCGCGCACCTTCGCCGCGACCAAGGATTTTGCCGGGGAAAATGCCCTGCAGGCTGTGAATTTTTCGGGTCTTGTCGCTCAGCGGAACCAGCAGCGCCTGATTGGTCAGACAGGTTACTTCACCGGTATCGGCATTGATGAATTCCCACTTGCCCACGCGCAGGCCGTGCGCCTTGACGCCCTTCCGAACGAGGTACGGATGATCATCAGTGGCTGGTGCGCTGGCGTCCCAGACGGACTGCGCTCGAACAGCGGCAGCATCACGCTCAGCAGCGCGGCGCTTCTCTGTTTCTGCCTTCTGCTTTGCCCAGTCTTCACGCTGTTTTTTCTTTTCGGCTTCAGTCATCGGAGTGGCACTGATGCCAGCGCTCCAAGAGAACTTATGATCGCCGTAACGCTTGTTGCAACCGAACTGACCGGCCGGTGCGCTGTCGATGTGAAGGATAGCCCAGCCGTTTCGGCTGCCGAGGGCATCACCCTGAACGTGGAAACGCTCAAGCTTTCCTTCGAAATTAAGGTTCTGGCTCGGAACGATGTCTTGTTCCGCCATTGCTTCTAGGAACTTGTTGATTGCCGCGTGGTCATTCATTGAATGTCCCCGCCCATTAAAGTGTTCATCCTGACCCCTGAAGTCTGACTGATAAAAAAAATGGGCGGCGCCATCAGGATGCGCTTTTCGAGTTCGGGAGCTAACCGGACCCTAGCCCACAACAACACGGCCCAAGCCCGGGCCACAACACTTTAAGCAATAGGAAGCGTCGCGATGATACTACAAAATAGCGCCGATTTTACTAGCCCATTGCTCAATAATTTTACGAGCGGCGTCGACGCTATTGGCAATGCCCGCGATACCGCCTTGGCGCTGCACTTGGTCGACGAAATTGAGCTGGTCGTCGGATGCCTTTCCGCCCTTCGAGCGCTTGGTTTCAATGGCGGTAAAAACGGCAATGTCTTTGCCAACCATCTCCGGCGTTATGGTCACCTTGGTCCAGCCGCCAAGGTCGCTTTGCCCCGGAACGCTGTCACCGTTGGTCATGGTGAAGCCGAGTCCGACCGGGCGCGGCGCCTTGATCAGTTTGGAACCGTCAGGGAGTGTTATAACGCCCTTTGGACCGAGGTTTGACATCCAAGCTTTGCCGCCATTCAGGCGGAATAAGCGAGAAAGGAAGCCGAGGGCACCGATGATCTCTTTCTGGATTACGCCTTCACTGGCCATCGGGTGTGCCCGCCAAAGACTGACGCTGGCGGACGACGATACCGGCGATGTAGACGATGGCACCGAGCAATTCTTTCTCGCGCGCGGCCGGATCCGTGAATTGCAGGCCTTCGGTCATTTTCTTGATGACCTGATAAGCCATGCCCTCATCGGAGTCGAGCAGATCGCTGATCGACTGCATACGCTGCTTGTGAAACGGCAGGTCATTGGCGTGACGTTCTTTGCCCTTGCCATGCGCAGCTTGCGCATACGCGGCGTCGAGCACGCTTTCAAGGGTTTCGTAGCCTTCAACCCGTGGACAAAGGATAACCGGGCTCATTTGACAGCCTTCGCTTTGCGCTGGGCCGCGAGACCTTCGCGGCGCTGCTTGCGCTCGTATGCGCCACGCATTGCCGCTGCCTGCCGTAGGTCATTCTCGGAATACAGCGCAGCAATGGCAGCAACCGCGTGATCATGCGCCGTCAGCGCAGGAGCTTTGCTGTCCGGATGCGAGCTATCGCGCTCGTCTTGGTACGCCTGCAAAATACTGTCTTTCATTTACGGCTTCCTTGTAGGAGGGGAGGCCCCAGAGTGGAAAACCGCCCCTCCATTGCTCAATGCGGGGCGGCGTCAGAACGGAATATCGTCATTTTTGTCCTTCGGCGGCGGCGCGGATTGCTGCGGGGCGGCCTGAGAACGTTGCTGCGAGGTCTGATTGTTACCGTCACGACTTTGAGTCTGGTTCGGCTCGGCCTTGACGCCGCTGATGAACGGATCGAAGTCGAGCGCTTTGATCTCGGTGGTGTAGCGCTTGATGCCGTCTTTCTCCCACTCGCGGGTTTCCAGCTCGCCTCGGACATAAACCACGGTGCCCTTCTTGGTCCACTTGCCCGCCAGCTCGGCGGTTTTCCCGAACAGCACGATGCGATGCCACTCAGTTTTTTCCTTCTTTTCGCCAGATGCCTTGTCGAGCCATTGCTTGCTGGTGGCCACGGACAGGTTGCAGATCGCGTCGCCGTTCGGCAGGAAGCGGATTTCTGGATCCTGACCGACACGACCGACGATGGTGACGCTGTTTACGGATGACATGGTGTGGTTACCTTAGAAATTGAGGTTCGACTGATTGCTGCGATAAAATTCAGTTGGCCAGCTGAGGGGCCAGCCCTGTTCGGCGCGGACTTTCTCCAGCTCCTCCAGTGTCATGACGGCCAGCTGCTCATCGGTAGGGACCGGCGGCAGATCGATGACTGGCGGCGATTTCTTGGGTTCTTTCTTGCGCTGGCGAGCATTCCAAACGTGTTCCGCCCACTGCGCAGAGCGGCCCATCTTCGCGCCGTAGGCCTTCAGGTCCTCGAGCGTCTGGGTCTGACCCTGCATGCGGCGCTGCTCAAGCGATGTCTTTTTGCGGTCAGCCTCCATTTCCGCACGCATTTCCGGCGTGATCTTGATCAGCTCGCCATCAACCTGCTCCAGCTTGCGGACCTTGATCTCGATCGCCTTCTTGCAGTTCGGGCAGCATGGCGCGCCGAGATAGCCCGGACGCTCCTCAATCAGCTTCTGGCCTGCCTCGGCAGCCTGTACCGGGGAGAAAACCGCAAAGCAGCCGCGACACTGGATAAGGTCGACAGTTGTCTCCTTTTCCTTTTTCTTGGCGCCCTTCTTGACCTCGATGTTCAGCTCCCACTCGCGTTCCTCATCAGCGAAGCCGTGGCGTTGCCAGAGCCCCGCGTGATCAAGCACGTAGCAGCATTCTTTCTTGATACCGTTGGCATCGGTGTATGGGCGAAGTCCGCGACCGATCACCTGCAGGTAACTGGCGAGGGACATGGTCGGGCGCAGCAGGATGATTGCCCCGATCGCGGGCTGGTCGACGCCCTCGATCAAGATCCCGACAAAAGAAATGACCTTGATCTCACCGGTTTCCAGCGCCTTGAGCGCCTTGTCGCGGTAATCGCTGTCGTGTTCGCCGCAGAGCATCAGCGCCGAGATCCCCGCCGCATTGAAGGCGTCAGCAACGTGCTGGGCGTGCTCAACCGTTACGCACCACGCCACCGCCGGGACATCCGGGCAGATCTTGAGGTATTGCGCGACAGCGTCGCCGGTGATCTTGGGTTTATCCACCACGGCCGCCAGTTCGGCGGTGGCGTAGTCGCCCATGCTCTTTTTGATGCCGGACAGATCCAGCGCCTCGGCGGCGCCGAACACCTGCGGCTGCACCAAGAAGCCGCGCGCAATGAGCTGCTTGATGGAGATAGCCTGAATCAGGTCGTCATAAATGCCGCCAGCCTCTTTGCCCAGAGGCTTGTTGTCGAGCCGGCACGGCGATCCCGTGAAGCCCAGTACCAGCGCGTCAGGGAAGGCCTTGAGGATGTCGCGGTAGGTTTTTGCAGCGGACAGGTGGGCCTCATCGATGATGATGAGTTTCGGCTTCCAGCGCAGCTTTGACAGGCGCCGGGCCAGCGTTTGCACTGACCCAACCTGCACCTTCTGGCGAAGGTCTTGTGTGAAGCCCGCCATGATGATGCCGTGTTTCACGCCGTTCTGCCTGAGCTTGGCGCTGGCCTGCTTAATGAGGGTGTCACGGTGCGCCAGAATCAGCACCTCATGCCCCTTTTCCGCCGCGCTGTCAGCGATAGCGCTGAACACGACGGTCTTTCCCGCGCCGGTGGCAGCAACTACCAACGGACTGCGCTTTCCCTCTCTAAAGGCAACACGAACCTGATCCATCAGCGATTGCTGATAGTCGCGGGGTTGAATTTTCATTCGGCACAAGCGTGGCTTTATTGATAGGTCCACGCCCCAAAGTTAGGGGTTATTTTTTCCGCTCAGCCTTTTTAACGATGGCTTCGAGGTCGCAAACGTTCTGGATCGTTTTAGGCAGACTTTTCCGCCAACGATCCGGGGTCGCCCTCGATACTCCAGAATCACGACAAAGATCGGTCAACGTCATATTGACCGCATGTGCCCGACGCTCAAGCTGATCCAGATACTGATAGAAGATCTGATCGAAGCTCTCCGGCGCATCGCCTTCTGTTTCTATTCTGTTCTGTTCGTTCATGGTAGTGCTCACTCGATTGACTGCCGGCCAAGTGTATCGGATTTGATTAACGGGTGTAACGAATAAATCGCCCCCGGCACGAAAAAAGCGAAACTATATAAGCTGCACAAAAATGGTCGTGATGACTTGCGCGTTAATCAAATTTGCGCGTATTCTGCGCACCTCCAGAGTTCAACCGAGATCAGACCTTGAACCTACCCAAACTGCACGGCGAAGTCGTGCTTACAAACGATGAGTACCATTCCGGCCCCGGGGTCAGTAAAAGCAAGCTGGATGCGATCGCTGTCAGCGGCTTGAACTACTGGGATCAGTACATCAACCCGGATCGCGAGGAGCAGGAATTCAAGCACTGCTTTGCTGTTGGTGACGGCACCCACAAGCTGGTTTTAGAGCCGGGCACCTTCGAAAAGACCTACGCGGTCGACTTCGACAAGTCAGCCTTCCCTCAAGCACTGGACACGGTCGACGACATGAAGCGCGTCCTGATCGATGAGTCGCTGATGACTGGCGGATCCAAGCCTGAGTTGGCGCGCCGACTGGTAGAGGAAGCCGGCTACCCGCGTGAAAAGATCATCTATTTCCTCAAGCAAATGCATGAAGAAAGCATGGTCGGAAAGATCGCCATCCCGGCAAAGGACTATAAAGGCATGCTCGGCATGCTGCGCGCAGTCGATCGTGACCCATGGGCCGGCGGCCTGTTGAGCGGCGCCACGGTAGAGCGATCGTTTTTCCTCGAGACTGAGGAAGACTACATCGACCATGACACCCAGAAAGTGGTCAAGGTGCCGGTTTTGCGAAAATGCCGAACTGACGCCATCACTCATGACGGTATGTGGGTTGTCGACCTCAAGACCACCGACGACGTGAGTCTCGAAGGCTTCGGCAAAACCATCGCCCAGCGCCGCTACGAAGTTCAGGCCGCGTGGTATCTGGACATCCTCCGAGGCCTGTACGGACGCGACGCACCGCGTGGGTTCGCTTTTATCGCCGCACAGAAAGGGCGCCCGTATGACGTGGCCGTCCACTACCTGAATGACTTCCAGATCGAGCGCGGTCGCCGCCTTTACAAGCGCGACTTGGCTCGGCTGATCCACTGCGAGCAGAACAACCTTTGGCTGGGCGCCGCCGAAGGCGACATGCTCGAAGCCAAATTGCCGTTCTGGGCAATGCGTGAAGAAGAATTCGCCATTTAACACCCGACATAGCACCTGAAGGAACCCAACCCATGACTGATAAATTGCTGCAAATTTCCCACCTCAAAATCTCCAATATCCTCGGCATCGATGAGCTGGAATTCAGCCCGGAAGGCTTCAACGAGATCCGTGGCAAAAATGGCGAGGGTAAGACCAGCGTCCTCGAGGCGATCAAGGCTGCCACCGGCCAAGGCCACGACGCCACACTGCTGCGTCTGGGCGCTGATGAAGGCGAAATCGTGCTGGTCCTCGACGACGGCGCCGAGATCAAGAAGCGCGTAACCGGTCTGCGCAGCACCACCAGCGTCACCGATGCCGACGGCAAGAAGGTCACCAAGCCCGCCGAGTTCATGAAGTCGCTGGTTGATAGCCTGAGCGTCAACCCTGTCGCGTTCCTGACTGCCCAGCCAAAAGACCGGGTGAAGGTTCTACTCGAGGCGATGCCGATCGAGATTGATGCCGAGCGGCTGGAGAGCATCGGCGGTATGGCGCCGATCATGGATGGCTCCATCCACGGTCTGGCGATCATCGACGAGATCCGCAAGCGAGTTTACGAAGACCGTACCGGCACCAACCGTGCCGTGAAGGAAAAGGACAACACGATCAACCAGCTGCAACTGGCGATGCCAGATGTGCCCGGCGGCGCTGAAGGCAATGAAGACGAATTGCGCGCGAAGGTCGAGGAATCGACCAGCAAGAAAGACGCTGAGCTGACCCGGGTTCGCGACAAGCTGGACGGCATCAAGTCTGACAACCAGAAGAAAATCGACGGGATTCGTGCAGAAGCGCAAGGCAAGGTCGATGAGATTCGTGCCGAGACCCAGCGCCAGATCGACGAACTCAAAGCCAAAGGCTCTGCTGAAGTCGAAGCCATCAATAACACCTCGAACGCAGCTATCGAAACCATCCAGACCGGCGAGCGTGAAATCGAGCAGAAGGCTGGTCAGCAGCGCGAGAAAACCATCCAGACCCATAACGACACGGTAGGCCCGATCAACCAAACGCTCGAAGCCATCCGCACCAACCGCAGCGCGCACGCCAAGCGTGAGCAGGCACTGGAAACCATAAAGCTGCTGGAAAAGGAGCTGGAAGATCTCAAGCTGGACGCCGCAGCACAGACAAAAGCACTCGAAGACATCGACGCGTACAAACTGGAACTGCTCGCTGCGCTGCCGATTCCCGGCGTCGAGGTTCGTGATGGTGAAATCTACCGTGGCGGTGTGGTGTTTGACCGCCTCAACACTGCACAGCAGGTCGAGATTGCGGTCGAGATCGCCAAGCTGCGCACCGGTGACCTCGGTATCTGCTGCGTCGACCGGCTGGAATGCTTGGATCCTGACGCTTTCGCGGCATTCCGCGAGCAGGTTCTCGAATCAGGCTTGCAACTTTTCGTCACCACGGTCAATGGTGAAGAATTTAACGTGCAAACCACGGCATAACCTGCATAATCATTTACAATTAACGAACCAGTAACGAAAGGTACAATTCATGACGCAAGGTACGCAGGAACTGATTGAGCGCACGGCTCAGCAGGGCAACCAGTTGTCCATGGGCAACCGGCAACCACTGGCCGCTGGCATCAACGCCGGTGCGGTGTCCATCGAGCAGGAACGGGCGATCGCCGAAGCGCAGGGCCAGCTGATCATGGCCAAGCGCTTCCCGCGCAACCTGATGTCGGCATTCGAGGAGCTGAAAGAGGCTTGCGCAATCCCGGCATTCGCCAACGTGGCGTTCTATACGATCCCGCAGGGCGGCAGCAAGGTTACCGGCCTCAGTATCCGGTTTGCTGAGGAAATTGCCCGTGTCTATGGCAACTTCGAATACGGTCACCGCGAACTGTCGCGCACTGAAGCAGGCCCTGAGCCGCGTGATTTTGGCCGGTCCGAGGTCGAGATCTACGCATGGGACAAGCAGACCAATAACCGGCAGATTCGCCAGTTGACCGTTCTGCACGTCATCGACACCAAAGACGGCCCGCGCAAGCTGCGCGACCAGAAGGACATCGACAACCGCATTGCCAACGTCGCCAGCAAGCAGATGCGTGGCCGGATCTTGGCGATGATGCCGAAGTGGATGATCGAGTCCGCGTCCGAGGAGTGCAAGAAGACCATCGCTGGGGCGAACACTGAGCCTTTAGCTGTCCGCGCCCGCAAAATGATCGGAGCCTTCAGCGGCTACGGCGTCACGGTCTCGCATCTTGAAACGTACCTCGGGCACAGTCTTGACGACATCCTGCTCGACGAGCTGATCAACCTGCAGGGCGTTTACGCTGCGCTCAAGGACGGCACGCCAGCGGCCGAGTTCTTCGGTGCGCCGGAAACCGAGGCGGCAGCCGAGCAGACGGGCAGCGCTTTGGCGGCAACCGCGAAGACCGCACCAGCAACCAAAGCTGCACCGGTGAAGCGCCAGACGGCAGCTGACAAGGCCAAGGCCGAGCAGCCGAAAGATGCTACCAATCAGGCGCTGCCAACTGGCGCAGGTTCCGATGCCGATGTTACCGAGGCGCAGGGACAGGTGACTGCCGACCTAACCAAGGCCGTCGATAAGGCTGCCGAGGCTAATGCGGTTTCCCAAGGTGAAGCCGCAGCTGCTACCGGGACCGGGTCCGATAATTCGGAGCCAGAACCGGAGCCAGAGCCGGATCCAGAGCAAAGCAACGCTATCGATCCATCCAAAGAAGACGTTTTCTAACCCACCAACAACTGGAGAAACACCATGAGCAAGCTCGCACTTGTCGCCAGCATCGCTACGAAGACCAATGAGTCACAGGCTACTGTTGGCCGAGTGCTTGACGCGTTGTTTTCTGACACTGTCGCGCGCCTCCGCGCCGATGGCGAAGTCCTGTTGCCATCGATTGGCAAGCTGAAAGCCACGAACAAGCCTGAGCGCCCCGGTCGCAATCCGCGCACCGGTGAAGCGATCGTGATCGATGCCAAGGTCGCGCTGAAGTTTGTCCCGGCCAAGGCGTTGAAAGACGCGGTGAATTGATATCGACTGATATGTGATGCTGTCAGCGGGGTCATGCGCCCCGCTTTTTATTGCTCGGAATAAGGGGATTACAGGTGGAAAATGCTCAATCAGTTATTTCTGCGCCGGAATTGACTCCTGTCGAAGGGATTGTCGCAATCAGAAAGATTGTGGGCCAGTGGCTGCGGCCAGAGGGAAGTCGCCCGCGCGAGGCGATCGCCAGCGTTGCTCAGGTTCTGCTTTCTGTCAGCGTTCCGGTGCTGGCGGTTACGCTCACTCAGCGGCAGGAAGTTGCCAAAGGCGTGTTTGATACGCTCCGAGATATTGAAGCGTTGGCGGTTCCAGACGAGAAGGCCGCCACCCACCTCACCGGACTTACGCCGCAGAAGGTCGATATCGTCACTCATCTGGAAAAGATGATCGAGGAGGCCTGTCACAAACCGGGCGAATGGCGCGCTGGCCGAGATGGCGCGGGCAGCATTGATGGAATGACCTTCACCGAGGTTTACGACCTTCAGATCGGCGCGCTGCGTCAGTGGCGTGATGCCTTATTGGCAATCGAGGCGGTGAATGCTCTGCCCGAACTGATCGAGCGCGTCCGTGGCGCCGAGAAGGCCGCGCAGGCTGCTGACAATGAGGTGACTCGCCTTCAGGACCTGATGCGCCATGGCGAGGGGATCCCATGGCGCGATCTGGTGAACGAGAGAGTTCGCCAGATCTCCGAAAAGGGCTACACCCACCAGCATGATGACGAACACAGTTATGGAGAGATAGCTCTGGCCGCTGCCGATTACGCCATGCCTGATCAATACCCGGATGCTGCAAGCTGGGCATTTCAAAAGAGTCAAAAACCTCGGCGCGAGCAGCTGGTAAAAGCCGGCGCGCTGATCATCGCCGAAATTGAGCGCCTTGATCGGCTGGATCCTGAAAAAACACTTGCCTGAATTTGGTCAATACTCAAGCCACTGCGCCGGTCTGGCGCAGTGGCTTTTTTTCGCTATGGCAAAAATATTGGCAATAACCAAGTTAATCATTTATGATTAACGCACAAGCAAATTAGCGGGGTTTATCATGCCTAAACTGACAAAGACGATCGTTGATAATGCGCCAAGCCCTGAAAAAGGTGATAGCTGGTTGTGGGATAGCGAGCTGGAAGGCTTCGGCGTTCGCATCCAAGCCAGCGGCCGCAAAACCTACGCGATTCGCTACCGCACCAAGGATGCGGCTCGCACCCAGCGCAAGCTGACATTGGCGCGCTGCACCGACCTGACGCCGGATAAGGCTCGCGAACTCGCGCGCAAGGAGTTTGCGAAGGTAGCGGAAGGTCAGGACCCCGCAGCCGACCGCAAGCCAGTCAGGAGCGAGCCTGCGCAGCTCAAGGCGACCGTTGGCCTGATGTTCGAGGCTTACATCGCCAGCATGCGTGCGAAGGGTAAGGTGAGCGCTGACGAGGTCGAGCGTGTGCTGCTACTGGCAGCCAACAACGCTGCTGATGCCCTTGGCCGCGATCGAGCAGCCTCCGAGCCGACGCCGATGGATGTGGTCAACTACGTGTCGACGTTCTTCAGCGCTGGCCATCGCGGCGCCGCTGACAAGGCGAGAAGCTATATCGCCTCCGCATACAGCTGGGCAATGAAGTCAGCTAACGACTACACCGCGAAAGAGCGGCAGGACTGGGGCGTTGAGCGCAACCCTGCGTCTGACGTGGCCAAGGATGCCGGGGCGATCAACACCCGCGACCGCAACCTGTCAGGTCCAGAGCTGCGTATGTTGTGGGAAGCCACCGGCACCGCCGGGTTCGCCGCCGAGATCGCCGCATGCATCCGCGTGCTGATCGGCTGCGGCCAGCGCGTGCAGGAAACTTTGCGTATTGACGGCGCCGATATCGACCTCGATGCCGGGTTGTGGAAAATGCCGGCGCACAAGACCAAAGGCCGCAAGCACCAGCACATCATCCCGCTGCCATCACAGGTCGTTGAGGTGCTGCGTGATCTGATTGCGATCCATGGCGACGGACCTTTGTTCCCGTCCCGTGGCGGAAGCCAATCGGCTCTGATCGACCATCGCAGTGTCAATCAGGCGATATCGCGCTGGCTGGACAGCGTGGGCGTGACGGTTGCCCATTTCCAGACGCGAGATCTGCGCCGGACGTGGAAGTCTCGCACGCATGATGCCGGTGTCGAGCGCTTCACCCGCGATCTGATCCAGCAGCACGCCAAGAGTGACACGGGCTCGAAGAATTACGACCGGGCCGACTACCTGCCTCAGATGAAAGAGGCGATGGGCAAGTGGTCGACGTGGCTGGACGCGGCACTTTTCGGAAACCATACCCCATGGTCGCCAGCGCTGGTCGCCTGATTCGGCGTGACAGCAAACTGAATAAACCAAGACGCTGGATCCCCGGCGTCTCTTTTTGAGTGAAAGATATGTCAAACGAAGATCATGCACAGGTTGTCGAGCTGGAAGAATGGAAGCGCAATAACCGGCCGCGCACACCTGAGCCAACGTATAAGCCGGGCGAAAATGGCTACGGTCCGGAAATTTGCACCACCGAAGAATGCGACAACCCACTGCAGGATAAGCGCCGCGAATACGGCTACACGATCTGCGTTGAATGCAAGGCAGGTCTTGAGGCTGCCGGGAAGCATTTGCGCCGTCAGTGACCCTGCGACTTGATCCAGTCGGCCTTTGCCTTGTCCCGCAAAGCGCAAACACCGTACAGGCCGACCATGTCGTTGGCGAACTGATAGACCTTTCCGAAATCAGATGATCGTGGCGGTGTCTCTGGGACCAAATCGCAAGTCTGATTGATGTTCGGATCTACCGGGACCTTGTCGTTCTGCACATAGGTTTTAAACGTGGTCGAGCCGCAGCCTGACAGTGCTAGCGCGACAAAGAAAGCAGCAACCATCCTCATTTATTTTTCCCCTTTCCAAGCAGGCGCAAGTTCACAGAGTCGCGGTTGCGTTTTAGTAGGTCTGCGCCGCTGTCTGGAAGCTTGCAGTCGGTATAAATCAGCTTCTCAGTTTCCTTGCGGACCTCGTTGGTGATCGTCGTATTGACGATCTGGATCCCTTTCAATGCAGCCAAAAACTCGCCAGACACTTGATTACCGTTGGCTATTGCCACCTTTAGTGCGTCTTTCGAGATCGTCATAGCTTCGAGCTGCGCGGCCTGCAGGGCTTCGCGATCACGCGCATGGCGGGCGTTGGAGATCTCAAAGCCAGCGTACATCCCTGCAGCACCTGCTGTACCGAGGGCCAGCGTCGCCGCAAGAATCAGCCACGGTAGGATTGCTTTCTTTACGGCGCTCGACGCTGTGCCGAGCGCAATATCAATTATTGCGCTCATACATGATCCTTACGCGAATGGGTGGGAAGGTAGTCGCTTCATCACGCCCGACCAAGTTGTTCTGGAACCTGATACTGCTGACGTAGGTATATTCCCCTGCCGGGAGGTTTGGGATGACGAAACCGTAGATATTGTCATGGCAGCCGGACATGGTCTCGCTCATGGTGACCGGCAAGGGGAACAGAAAACCGCGAGAGTCTTTCAGGGCGGGGAATAGCTGGATGGCCATGTCCTTGTCAGCGCACAGCTGGCGCTTGATGCCGGCCACATCACCGGCGTGGAACCGATCATTGGGAAATCCGGTCGAGCTTACGGCGCCGTAGTTCTTGACGGTTAGCGGGTTTCCGCCAACGAACACCAGCCAGCCCAGCAGAACCAGCGAGATGAACAGACCCGCCAGATACACGCTGACGCACACGAAGGCGCGATCGCGGAAAGCCATGCGAACTGTCATTTTATAATCACCTTGGCCAAGATGGCGAAAATGACCGATGAGCCGACGGCAGTGGCCAGTCCGTAGGCGATCAGTTTGACCGGTGCGAATTCGGCGCGCGACACCAAGTCTTCAATGGTTTTTTGCATCGATTTCACCTGCTCTTGCAGGCGGATGACATTGCGGTCGACGTGCTGCACCGTGATCTCAAGTTCTTGAAATTCATCACGTTGTACTGGATTCATTTAGGCTCGCCCTGAAAATAGGGTTCATATTTGTGCCGCCTTACATCGAGGATGTTGGTGACGTACTCGCGGTTGATCTCGAAAAATGATTTGCCGTAGCCGGAACTGGCCACCCTGTTTTTCAGGCTGGTGCGCTCGACGTGGCCAGACCATCGCGTCGGGTCGCAGCCCTTGGTGTTTGCGCAGAGTCGACGATCCTGAAGAACACCACCCTCGCCGCCATTGTAAGCTGACAGGGTGAACGCCAGACGGTCACGGGGTGTAGCCGCATCGCGCTGCCGGGTGTAAATCGATTTGTCCATCTCGACGATGGCAGTCATCTGGAAGGTGGCGTCTGCCCAGCGCGCCGTGGTCCAGCCGCGAAGCGAAGGAAACTGCTGCCGCAACTCCTCCTGCTTGTCGAACCGAACAGATCCGTCGGTGCGATATGCGGTGGTGACTTGGCCAAGGCCGCGCCCCCATTCGCGAGAGGTCTTCAGCTGCGCGGTAGGGTTCCAGCATTTAGAGTGCTTGAGCGTGATGCACGATTCCTGTTCGACCTGCCCAGCCAGAAACGATGGGGTTGGCGCGTCCGGCCAGATCGAGCGCTGGGCGCCAACCAGAGTCGGCAAGTAGATCTCAGCGCGCGCAGGAACGGATTCAGCGGCAGCCGGCACCGACAGAAGCACCAGCAGGGCGATCAGGAGGCGGCTCATCAGGCGCGAGACCAGATAGCGAGCGCCAGCACCAGAATGGCGACAAAGATCACCAGAGCGCCCGCCACGGTCGCTGCAGCACGATTCCCGCGCATCGCCTCGCTGACCAAGTCAGTCAGGTGGATCTGCGGGAAAACGATGCGGCTGACGATCACGGCTACACCGGCGAGCACCGGAGCGAACACCAGCCATTGCACCAGTGTGGTGAGCATCGACTCATCGATAAAGAACAGGGCAATCAGAGAGGGTGCAATCAGGATCCACGCCGACGTATCGACAAGGGCTTTGATGCGACGGAATGGAGTCATGTGAAAATCCGCTTAGTTGGGTGACTAAGCGGATGGTGGCATCACGACGATACTATTTTACTGGGCGATTACTAGCGTCCAAGAGCCATCCAGAAAATAGCTTCAGATATTCGAGTAGCGGTAAGGAACGTACCAACTGAAAACTGAGAGAGTCCGGGAGCGTCCCTGCGAACCATGACGTTGGTGTCTCTGGTAGAGTTTCCACTGATATACGCAGTAGCAACCAATGCGAATTGAAGGGTTGGAAATTGAATTGGATAATTGACAACAAGGTCAGCGCTAGCGCTAGAAGTTACAGAACCCCATTGGATAATCAATCCGCTCGGAAGCTTCTGATAGCCATTGTCGCCCGCCAATAAATTAAATTCATCGGCGAATTTCTGCATGGTCGCCAGCGCCTGACTGCGCAGGCCGGTCGCCGGGTTCGCCGTACCGCTCAACGTGCCGTCGGCATTGAGCACCAGCTTGTCAGATCCATTCAGCTGGATAGCGCCAGTTGCGCCACCGCTATCAGCTCGTAGAGAGACGGACATGGTTACACCTTCGGAAAGCGAGCTTTGATTTCAGCGATCTTGTCGAGCCAGACTTGCTTTTCGACGTCGCCACGCTGGAACTGGAAGTAGAGTGGGTCCGCTTCGCTGCGGTAGGCCGCTTCACGGCCGGCAATGGCGCTGGCATTCAGCTCATCGGTCGTTGGCGCTGGGCGATCAGCGAGATATGGAAGCCCCTTTTTACCCCACGTGATGACCTTCCCTTCAGACTGCCCGGCCATCAGCTCAGCGTGCAGACCATCAGGCATCTCGATGGCGTCTTCTGGCATCGTGGTGTGGATTTCCGGGTCATAAAAACCGCGAGTTGAGTTTGCAGAAAACATACATTTCTCCTTAATTACCAATGGCGAACCATTTGAAATTCGACCCTTGAGCAGTGCCTGCGGCGTCACTCGTATAAACGTTACAGCCATTTACCGTTCCAGCATCGCAGCCGATGATGTTGGTAGTGCCGTTACTAACGCTGTAGTCAGCCGCATAAACCTGAAATAGTGCATTCGGGAAAATGATAGGGAATGCCACGGCGATGGTTCCCCCGGCGGGCGTTGTGGACGCTCCCCACTGCAAGATCAGGCCGCCGGGCATCTTTTGATAACCATTTGACCCATAAAGCCGCACCAGTTGGGGAAAATCCACCTCGCCAGCGGCGTTGACAAGCATAACGTCCTGCGTGGTGCCGCCTGCAACACCGCGTGCCAGCTTCATGGTTCCGTCAGCGGCCGAGGCATCCAACGTGAAGTTCTGCGTCGCGGTGCCGGACTGGCCGAGCTGCAAGCGGTTGGCTTTTACTGTGCTCATAGCAATCCCTTAATAGCCCAAGGCCATCCAGAAAAATGTTGCGGAAGCGAGCTGACATTTTATTGGGAAGCTCGTTAGTGAGGAGATCGCGCCAACAGCGAAGCTGTTAATGTCCGTTGCAATGTTGGTGGATGTTCTGGTGACAGACACACAAAGAACCTGAGCTGTATATGCAGTGGGGAAGTTGATGTTTACCGAGGTGTTGACTGAACTGCTTGCAGCACCCTGACCCCATTGGATGATCAGGCCGTTAGGAAATTTCTGCCAACCGTTGCCTGCAAGGTTGGCGCTGAACTCATCAGCGAATTTCTGCATCGTCGCAATGGCAGTAGAGCGATCTCCGGTTGCCGGACTTGCAGATAATACGCTTCCGCTTGGAATTGTAAGGCCGCCGGTGCCGGAAAGAATAAGACTCATCGAAAGATCCTCAAACCACGGTCCAGACGGCACCGGTCGAAACCGTGACAGTCTTGCCGTTGGCAATGGTGATTGGGCCAGCACTCATCGCGTTCTGGTTGGCGGCAACGGTGTAGTCGTTGTTGATGGTTTGATCGTTCAGGTAAAACACTGCGTCGTTACCGCCGCCAGTGGCACCGCCCAACGACCCCCATGCGGCGCCGTTGTTGATCTCGGCACGATTGATGTCGGTGTTGAATCGAAGCTTGCCAGCGCCATTTGCCGGGCGCTGCGCATTAGTGCCGGTTGGCAGCTGGGCGGCGCCCACCGAGCTATCTTGCGGGACCGAAAGTCCTTGAACCAGCGTGACGAATTCAGTTGTCGCCAGTTGCGTGGTGCTGGTTCCCGGCGCAGCTGTTGGCGCGGTTGGCGTACCGAGCAGTGCAGGGCTGACAAAGTCGCTCTGCTGTAGGCGCACGTTAGTCCCATCGGAGAACACCAGCGTGCTCTTGCCTTGGGTGACCACGACGCCGGTACCTGCAGCCGTTTTCAACGTGATAGTGAATGCACCGGTCGTGTTGTTGGTGACCAGCCACCGGCCCGGACCGTTTGGCAGAACGACGGCCTTATTCGCTGTGATGGCGCCGGTCAATACGATGCTTGAAGCGCCATACTGGGCTTGCGTAAGCGTGGTAGTAGCGCCGCCAGCTACGCTGACGCTGACCGATCCGTTAACAGCTGTCTGCACGAACGCATCGGTTGCGATCTTGGTCGAGTTGTCGCCAGCAGCTTGAGTCGGCGCGGTTGGCGAGTTGATCAGGGCTGGCGAATCAAGTAGCGCATAGCCGGGCAGAAGGAACGCACCGCCCTCGATAGCGTCAAGGTGTGCTTTCAGGTACGCGGTACGGTTCGCCAGCGCCAGCAGCGGTGCGTTCGTTTTCGCGCCGACGCCACCATCTACCGGGTCGGAAACCTCGATCTGGTATACGCCGCTGTCGTAGACGGCGACTTCCGGTTGGTTAGCCATTAATCAGGGCCTCAGAAAGAAATGATCCAAGAGCCCGCGAACGAAAGGTCGGACGCTTTTGGAAGAACAGTGGTTCGCGTTTTGCGGGCGTACAAAGTGCCGCCTGCGGTGAACAGGCCGAATTCACCGATGTTGACGCCGTTGTTTTCGGTGGTGCCCAGCGAGAAGTTGAAAGACACCTGATTCGTCAGCGGATAGGTCACGCTGTCTAAGGCCTTCAAATACGGGCTGGTTAACGAAGTGTTTCCAACGGCAGGCGCAGTGTTGTTGGTGCCAAAGCCGATCTGGGTTACAGACTGGTTTGCCACTGCGCCGCCGAGCAGCTTCGCGTGGATTTGTTTCGACAGATCAACAATCAGGTTCTTTTCTTCAAAGACCTCGATCAGTTCGCCAGCGCGGTAAACCTTCAGCAGAAACAGGCCGCTTGGCGCTTTGTCGTAATGGTCTTTTAGGTTGAAGCCGGTCATGTGGGTTCTCCGTGCGGTACGCGCAGTCTGGCGTCACGACGCGAGGCCTTGTCAGGCCTCGGTCATGATTTTCAAAGTCCCATCAGGGAACCGCGCAGCCCAATACGTCATCTTGCGGATGTAGCAGGTGACCGTCGGGCCTCCTGAGTGCCCTCGACCCAGCCAGATACTGCTGACAACCGGAATTCCGCTGTGCGTGGCACCGCCAAGCGCTACACCATCCGCTGCCTGATTCACAGCGGACACGTTCCACGCGAGCGCCATCTTGCTGCGGTTGAATAGGTCCGGCCCTACTGGCCCTGCACCGGCTTTGATAAATGCAGCCGTCCCTGTCGGTCCAGCAGTGGTTACTTGGCCGAATGCCATGTAGTTCGAACTATCACTACCGATCGAGAGGGTGTATCCGTTGGCGGTCGAAGGCATGCGGTCGGTGGCATGGACGATAAAGGTGCCAAGCGATGCGTTGTACCATGGCGACAAACTTGAAATTGTTGGCAGGTCTGCCGCGCGGGTGGCTGCGGATCCGGCGGTGACGATCGGTGTAGTGCCGAACGCACCAAGCTCCATTTGCGCGTGCCATAGATACAGGCCCGACGTGCCATCACCTGTGAACACGCCACTCCCAGCAGAATATACCCACGCCTGCAGGGTCAGTGTCGATGCTCCGACGCTGGTGATCGCTGTCAGCGCCACGCGCCACCAGCCATTAGCCATTCGCGTGATGATGGCAGCCGTGCTGCCGGCGATCACAGTCCCCGTTGCCGTATCAAATACGGTTTCGATCAGCTGACCAATGTTATCGGATATCAGCAAGCGAACCTGCGTGTACCCGGCCGCCTTAACGAAAATCGATTCGGTGTAGGCCTTTGATGCCGTTACCGCGATCGCAGTCGATCCAACGTAGTGCGAGGTATTGCTGGTGTTCGGCACGATCAGCGATGCAGCGGTGGCGTTGTCCGGGCCATTCATCGCGCTGACAGATGCGGCACAGGCGGTTTTTCCCCACGCAGCATTGGTGAAGTCGCTGGAATATGGCAGCAGGTTGGTGCGGGCCTCCTCGATCATCAGTCCGCGCGTGGTCCTGGTGTACGGGTCGTAGTCAAAGCGTGGGAGATCTGCGCCGACGAACTCAAGCACCCCTTGCGCGTTGAATCGAGCGCCAACGCTTGCGCGCGAAACACTGACGTCTGCCGGAAGCGATCCGGTGGTGAATAGCCACTCTTTCGCCAGAACCGGGAATGTTTCGATGGTGCCGCCGGCGAAATTGATCGCGCTGTTGCGTGTCCGAACACTGTTGTACCGCTGGTTGTAGTGAATCGCGTTGAACTCGCTTTCAGTCCCAGAAGCAGCTGAGTCGTTGAATGCGCCGAGAGCCGCGTCAAACGTGAACAGGTCGTCGTTCGGCGCGGTCAGGGTGTCTGCCTGATTGAAGGTCAAGCGCAGCGGCATGGCCTCATCAATCGGCGGCGTCAGCGTGTCGCCAAACGAACCGGCTTTCAGCACCAGCGATCGCAGGTGAGTACCCGCAGCGCGCAGCGTGTCGATGATTCCACGCACGCGCGCCGAGAAGTCCGTTACATCATCACCACCCAGCAGGTCATATCCGTACTCGACGTCAAACAACCCGTATTGCGGAGCTGATACCGACTGGTACTGATACACGCTGTCGCGGAAAATTGTGCTGTCATACTTCGGGAAACTGGCGCCGTAGATGACGACGTCGGTCACCTTGGTGCTCTGCCCCGTGTAAAGCGAGATGGCCGCCTCCATGGCGATGTTGTTGCAGCGTGGCCGCACAACCTCCGCGATGATGCGCGGTCCGTAGCTGGCATCTGACTCGCCCTGCTGGCGCTTTACGCCGTAGTAGCCGCCCAGCTCGTCGATCCAGTCATCAGACGCCTCAGTCACGGTCATCTGGCGAATTGCCTGCGGGATCTGCGCGCCGGCTGCCCGTAATTCGCTGGCGACAGCGCTCATGAACACCCAAATCAGACTGGCATAGGCGTAAAGATGGTCGCCATTGGACGCAAACTGGTTTTTGCTCCCGTCGATGAGCGTGCGCGCGGAAAGGGCGAGCTTATCAGGCGCCGCATTGGTGGATACCGTGTACCCGGCCTGCTGCGAAATGAAATTGATCAGGCCGCTGATGGTGTAATCGACGAGATTGATCGATAGGTTCTCGCCGCTGCCATCCGTGACAGACGTGCTCAGCACGTTATCAGCCACGGTCCAGACCATCAGGCCGTCGTACTGGAATTGCAGCGCGAGAAACTGCTCCGGGTCAGGATCAAAAACGCGGTGCAGCAATCCGAGGAGTTTCTGAACCAGATTCATGTGATGTCGATACTCCCGGGCATCAGCTTCTTGTTTTTCGCAACAGTCACGTTCGCTGATGGGGTAGACATCTGGAAGTCATAAACCCCCTCGATGTCCTTGACCAGATAGATCACCTCAGCAAGCACAGCAGTCTCGCCGATCGCAAGGTTTTGCAAATAGGCATATACGGTGGTGGTTGCGCTGGCGATCAGGGTAGGCTCGTCATAACCCGCTTCCGGGGTGATCTCGCCAACAACCGTGACCAGCTGTTCCTCAGCAATGAATACCGTGGTTTTGATCCCTGATGCTTTGTATCCGGGAACAGCCACACCATTCTCATCGTAATAGCCATCAACAATCTGGGTAGTTCGCGCAAGAAGCGCAGACGAGGTTCCTCCGACACCGTTGTGGATGTAGCAATCGACCTTCGCGATCGGCTGGTTAGAGTCGTCAAGATACGGCTCTACCGTAATCGCGGTAGCAACACGCTCAATGATATTGCCGTTGGCGTCCACCAGCGTCGCAGTGCTCATGCCGTAACGCAGAGCTGCGTTGGTCGATCGGCTGATCGATGCGATGTAAGCGGCGAAACGGATCTTTCGCTCATCATCAGTCTCGGCATCAACGCCAGAAGCCCAGCCGGTGAGGTTGGTCGCGCTGACGAAGTTGTCCGGGGCCGGGTTGAGAGTGAACTCTTGCAGTGCGGCGATATTGCCGATCGAGCCTGCGATATCGGCCTTCACAGACACGTCGACAGACGAAACGCCAATGCCGACCACCACATCCGTAAGTGACGTATAAGTCGTAGGCAGTCCGGTGGCCGAGAACGTCGTTCCGGCCGAGATCAGACCGGCCGTATCAGACGGGGTGAGCGTGACCCGAATCAGCCCATTGGTGCTGATCGCCGCCAGCTTATCGAAGCTGAACGAGTTGTAGACCGAGACCGGGATTGCCTCTTTGACACCGATGAAAAACTGCTGATACAGCTCGTCGATTTCCGCCGCAACGGCCTCGAGCATGGTTCGAACAATCGAACCGATGTTGTAGTCGCTGACCCGGCGGGTAGTCGCCCGCATCCAGTTGATCATGGATGCGGTAATCGAAACGAAATCTTTTACCTGAAAGGCCATTTATACGCTCGCATCCACTTGCACTGAGTCGCCAGTAATCGGTGTGACGTCGACAGATGCCGACAGAACATCACCTCTACTGGTGGTGGTGATACTGTTGATTCGGCGCAGGCGGGTCTCCTGCACCAGCGCATCTTGAAGATCCATTCGGCCAAGGAGAGTGGCTACGGCCGCATTCTTGTTTCCGCGCCGCCGACTGATTTTGCATCCATACGCCGGATGGAAAATCAGCTCGCCCTGATCGGTCACGATCCTGAATGTGATGGCCTGCTTGAGATTATCGCGTCCCGACACGACCGCGAAGTCGCCAGTTTCAAGATCGACCGACAACTTCCCGTTTCGCAGTCGGCAGTCGGTAAGCAGCACATTATCTGCGTCACTGGTCGAAGACTCCGACTCAGCCACGGTTGAAGGGATTTTTATCTGCTGCCCAGACAGCAGCACCCGGTCACCGGCCAGCGACGCATCATCCGTAATGAATGGCGGCAACAGGTCGTTGAACCATGCCAGTTTTGCCCAGTCGTTGGCGCTGCCAAGCTCACGGAACGCCACCATCTGCAGCGTGTCGCCGCGCTGGGTATTTACGAACCGATAGCCGGAATACTGCTTGGTAAAGTCGGTCATGCCGTCACCGACACGCCGGAATTGATCACGTTGAGGTTGCTGGCGATCACCGAACTCGGTAGTGGCGTTGTCACCAAGTCAGTCCCCGCGAGAGTCTTCATGCTGTTCGAAGCAGCCTGCGTAACGATGACTGGCGACGGCGTTTCCTTGGCGATTGCAGCGAACGTGTTGTTGGTCGACCCAGAGTAAACGGAAATGGAGCGGCCGCCACCGGTAGACGAGCAGTTCGAGGCGCCGTAAATGTCCGAGTAGTCTTCATAATCGAGAACCTTTTTTGCGTTCTTCAGGAGGCAGAAAAGGTTGGTGTATTCACGCACCACATTCATGATTGCGGCCTTGCCTATATTCGGGATGTTGATCACGATCGCTGCCGCGCGCAAAACGTTGGTGATGGCCTGCGTGGCCAGTGTCGCAATGCTGCCGACCTGTCGAATGATGCCAACACCCGCTGTGACCAGATTCTTCACCGCGTTGTACAGCCGCATGGTGGTAGCTACAAACTTCTTGATCGGCGCGATGATCGTTTTATCGATCCATTTGTAGGCTTCACGGATGCGATTGGTGATGTTGTTGATCGACGCGGTAAAGCTGTCGATCCACGAACCGATGGTCCCAAGAATCCCACCAAAACCCGTGTCGGACAGCAGCAGGTCTTGTCGAGTGACGTCCTTGGAAAGCATCACGAAGTTGAACCGATATTGCGACAGCAGTGGCCGACTCTTGCTGCGCTTCAGCTCAAATATTCTCGGCGCGATGACTCGCGAATAGTTGTTCAGGGTGTCGACCAGAATCAGCCGCACCATGCTCGGGTCATCACCTTTTACGACGGCAGCGGCGCGGCGCGCGTGCCAGTCGCTGTAGGTGAATTCCTTCATTTTTGCCAGCCGCTCGGTGCCGCCACTGTCGGAGCTGGTGGCGCGCCAACCCAGCGTGCCCGCGTAGGTGCCTTCCTCGATGCCCTCGCCGAAACTGTCAGCCCATCCTCCGCCAAGCGTCTGATTGACAGACATGCGGCTCGGGAAGCCGATAGACAGCTCCTCCGGTCGAATCAGGAGGGTAAGTTCGTCAGACGTACCGGCAGACTCGTCCTCCATCACAAAAGTAATGGGGCATTCGTCTGCTTTCTGCGATGCGGGCGTAGATAGGTCCATGACGCCATAATGGCGTCACGACGGATTTACATCTGTTGGTTGGGTGCTTGGGTCGCGTTCGCCGGGTGAGTGTGGATGTTGTAGATGTCGCGATCACCCTGCATCGATCTGGTGTGGTCCGTAATCTCGCCATCAGCCTTGATGTTGCCGTCTACCTTGAGATCTCCGGTCATTGTAGTCAGCGGGGTATCGATGGTGGTCCCTCCGGGGAACACCAGCGTAGCGGCACCAGCAGCGCTGGTCACCGTAAGATTCCCGCCGGGATCAATGTTGATCGTCAGCGCGGCCGCACCGGCACTGGCCACCACCAACTGCACATGTGGAGCGCGAGTGGTGTTCTTGGTGATTGCCCACTTCTTGTCCACGTCCTTGCCGGTCAGATCTTCGTGAGCGGGACTTTCGCCCATGCGCAGGTAGGTCCCGCTCGGGTGGTACCACTCAGCATTCCCCGCCGCATCTACCGTGTGGTAAAAGTCCGATGCATGCCGATCAACCTTTCGGTTAGCTTCCTTGAAAGTCATTTGGCAGATCTGCGGAAACAGAAATCCTTCCACGTATGGGACGCCATCGCACCAATCGACAATGGCGATGATGTCGCGATCAGTGCGCTGAATCCATTGCCCTGCTGGCGGAGTGGATGGCGTTGGCAGATCATTCAGACCGGTGTTCGTGCTGGCGGATGACGACAAAACCTGAAGACCCGCCAGCAGGCTACCATCGCGCAGAAGGCGGACGTCGCAAGAGTGGTCTTCAGGATGGATCGTAATCACTTTTGCGCGTGTTTTTGTGCTCATAGCCCCGCCAGTTCGCTCAGATAAGGGGAATCTACACCGCCAGCCATTCGGATGCGATCGGCAAATCCGGTGCCACGGGTCAGGGTTAGTGTGGTGTAAAACCCGCGCAAAGGCATAATGCTGTGCGAGACTGAGGCGACGTAAAATACCGCGATGAAAGTTCCTCGCCACACTCGAACATAGTTCCCGGCGCGGATGTTCTCGTTGCCACGCATCCGCAGCGTGCCACTCTCAAGGATGCTGTTGTCGCGGTTCTGCGCCACCAGAAATTCTCGGCGGATCCGCAGCCAGTCGAACAGGTTTATGTCGCGCTTATCCTGCTCGGCCTCCGACAGCCCCGATTTGGTGTTGGTGACGGCGGGGCCGCCCAGCTTTGTATCGATCCACATCAGGCGAGTGCCGTACAGCGTCGACGAGCTGTTGGGGTACTCTGACAGGTCGATGGTAGCTCGCTCGGAGCTGCTGTAACCCATCTGCCGCTGCAGGGCGTCACTGTTCAGGCTGAAGCTCGGCGCCGACACCCAGTAATAGTTGCCCACACCTTCATCAGAGCGCGAAACATCCATCGCAATGATGTCCTCGGCTGGAACGTCGATGATGTTCAGCGTGGTCGCATCCGAGAGGGTGAGAGGGTTTGACGATGGCAGCTCAGTCACGTCTGGCGCAAGCGGGTAGCCATCGAGACCAATTGCCGGATTCTGCCGGTAAATACAGTGGGTACCAGCGTCGTCATCAGCGATAAACAGCTCGTTGAATGGCCCGATATCCAGATAATTGCGCATCAACTGGTAGATCGTGCCCTCGGCGGACTGGATCCCGGTAATGCCAACGGCTCCCTCGACAACGTGATCGGTATTCAAACTGATCAGTGGGAACCCGCTTCCCTCCGGAAGCAGCCGAGTCAGAAATGGGTTGATGATCTGGTCGATCGCTGTTTGCAGAAACTCGATGTTGCTCATGGCATTTTTGAAGCCGGCGCCGAACTTGTCCATCAGCTTGAACGCGGAAAGAATGTCCTCGCCAAAGATGTACGACGGTCCGTAGAAAATCTGAATGATCTGCCAGATTTTCCCGTAGTCCTGCCCGTTGATCATGACGAATCTTCCGGGCTTCCCATCAGGCGACATGCCTTCTTGTCGGGTCACCTTAGAGACGAACCCGCGCATGATCACCGGCAATTTGTTGCCGGCCCATTCCGAAGGTGAATGTTGAACTTTGATCTGGATCAGGTCCATCGGTTCGATGATGCCATAGAGCGTGTCTAGGCCGCCGGTTGACGACGTGACTGGCATGTCGGGGATGGTGATGGAAAATCCACCAGCTGCCTGATTCACTCCTTTCACCGTCGATATCGAAGACCCATCACCAAGCCATGGGGCAAGATCGATGGTGTCGAATGCTCCCTGAAACCGGGTAGAGGTCGGCATGTAGCCGTCCACGGTCTTGCGCTTTACCGTTTTCGTCACCAGAACCTGATAGCGCGGTAGGTGGACTTTGATATCCATTTATTCTGCTGCTCCGCTGACTGTTGGCTTCCCGACCGTGGTGTTGATCGAGGCGTTGTTCATCTGGTTGCCAGATTGATCGCGCATGGTGACATCGACCTCAACTTTGTGCGAGACCGATGTACCTGCGCCGTTCTTCGCCAGCTCGCGTTTGCGCCGCTCGATCGCCGGGATGTAGTCAGCATTGACCTTGCCCCATTCGGTTTCATCGTAGCCACCATGGTAGCTGCGCAGCATCTTGTCGGTATCGCTGCCGTACTTGCGCTTGCGCTCTGCCATCAGCTCGTCGTACATGTAAAACGAGTCATCGGTATTGGTCGGATCGAGCTTGCGCCCGGCGCGCTTGGACAACGACTTGATGTTCGACGGCATGATCTGGTGCATGCCCAGAGCACCTGCCGAGCTGACTGCCTGCGGATTGAATCCGCTTTCCTGCATCATCAGGCCAGCGGTCGTACCCGGCGGTAGGCCTGCCTTTTTGTCCGACTCAGCGGCGCGTGCCAGCAAGTCGTCGGTTGGCTTCACAGCGGCCGAGGAGATCCCCGGGCTTGGGCTGGTATTGAGGACATCGAGGCTGCTGTTGTACTTCGCGTCCTCGGCCTCTCTGGCGGCAGAAATGTCACTGTTCGCGCTATCAAGCCAATCCTTTGCCTGCTGCTCATCATCGTTCAGGCCGACGCCGCTGATTTGCTTCCACAAAGGAACAACATCCTTGTAGTTTTTCACGGCTTTTCCGCGCTCGGCTGCCAGCGGGCCATTATCGATCTCCGCCATGCGCCGTTCATGCTCGCTCTTTAGCGCGGCCTTTTGCGGACTGAATCCATCCAGCCCGGCAAGTTTCAATACGCCGGCCTGAATCGAACTGATCATTGGCAGGCCTTCTGTCGCCAATCGAACCATGGCGTTCGATCCGTCGATACTGGCGCGCCGCGCTTCGGAACCGACCGTGTCCTCTTGGTAATTCGCGGCGGCCTTGCGGATCTGACTGTCCTTTTCCTTTTCCGAGAGGTTGCCGTTCGCTTCAATCTGGCTGATTTTCGAAACGCCCGAAGCGTTCACGTCCTTCCAGTTGATACCCAGACGCTGCATGCGCTTGAGCATGCTGTCATTTTGTTGTGGGTCAGTCGCCATCCATGCCGCTGACTGCCCGTAACTGGTGCCGAAGGTGTTTTTGAAGGCGTCCAGCATCAATTCAGGCGGTTTACCCCTGTACTGCTGGACCAGATTTTTCTGTAGCACGCTGACGTTGCTTTCATCGGCACTCCACGAATCGAGTGGCGCACCACCGCCGAATCTTGAATAAAACCGCGACATCGGCGAGTCGGCACCGAACGTTGAGCGCCCGGTGCCGAACGCTCCGCCCTCCAGCTGGATCGCAGCCTGAATCGTATTCAGACCTTGATCGCGCTGCAGCACGCCGTTCATAAAGTTTTTGCCGGCTTCGGTAATGCCACCCTGTCGGATACTGCCGTCTATACTGCCGATGATGCTGGCGGCCGTGGTCGGATCCATACCGGACAGCCCGCTTTTTTCCAGTCCCGCGAATCGCGACAACCATGCCGTCGCGTTCGGATTTGTCAGGCTGGTGCGTGCAGCACCTTCCATGAACCGGGTAAGCCCGGCCAGCACGTCGCCAAGACGCGGCAGGTCACCGGCCTTGGCGACGCTTTCACCGATCAGCAGCGCAAGCTTTTTGCTGTCATCAGCGCCACGGGTGATCCCCATGCCCTGCATCTGGCCAAAGAAGCCAACGCCCGCAGACGGATCAAGGCCGAACGATCGGGAGAACCCAACACCAACACCGACCTCGTTGCGCAGCGCGGCTGTATCCTTTCCAGAGTTCGCCAGCGTTGCATAGCGCTTTGTCAGGGCGGACGCCTCGGTATCCGCAAGGCTGTATTCATCCGCAAGGCTGCGCGTGCTGTCCTGCAGATCCTTGAACGATACGTTGGTGTCACCGAGGGTGCGCTTCAGCGTGTCCAGCCCTACAGCGATGTCTCTGGCTTCACCAATAGCGCCGAGCAGGCTGGTTATGGCGCCAGCCAAGCCGCCGACAGCCGCGCCGATAGGGCCGCCTGCAAGACCCCCAGCAAGGGCGCCAGACGCCATCCCGCCGCCAATTCCACCAATCTGGCTGGCAACGCCGCCGGCAATACCAGCAACGCCGCCCATCGCTGCCCGGCCCCATCCACCGGTTCCCGGGGTTGGCTGGGCAGATCGTCGATTAACGGCAGGCGCTTCAGGGGCAGGGTTGTCAGACAGCTGCTTTGGTGCCAGACGACGCAGCAGCGTTGCCGCATGCTCACGACGTTGTTTGTCATCAGTCCAAACCTTTCCCCAACGAACTTCATCGAAAGGTTTGCCGCCTTGACCGGCTGTATCGAGCGCTTTTTTAAGCCCCGGCGACATCTTGACGATGGCGTCAAACTCGGCGCGCATCTTCTTGACGTTTTCAAGGCTCACGCTGTTGATGGGGTCAAACTTGATCTTGCCTGCGCCCTGAGCATCGCGGCCGAGATTGTTCAGCGCATCGCGGACCTGATCAATCTGGCCGGTAATCTGCTGCTGGTTCAGTTCGGCGCTTACGGGGATTTTGATGCTCATGCGATCAGTTACTCAATTGGTTCCCAGTCACCCGGGTCGGGTGGGCCTTCCTCGGCCTCACGTCGTTTTTCAGCTTCCAGCGCATCGGCTTCGATCTGCGCAAGAATTGCCGCCTCATCGAAATCGTCGTCCTCAAATTCCTCGCTGTTGGAATCCTTGTTCTCGAAGTAATGAACTGCCCAGTACTCAGCCTCCATAGCCTCGAGCGTCATATCGAGAAAGCGCGGATCAGTCGGCGGCAGGTGGTACCGGTGGCGAAACCAGAAGCTCACCCGCTCCGCCATCTCCCGTCCGGACATCTTCGCCCGCTGCTTTCTCTTTAGGGCGAAAAGATCCCTCCTTGACGCGAAGCGCGCTATAGACCTTGAGGATTTTTTCCTCACTCTCAGGATCAAAAGGGTCCATGTTTTCTGGATCCCAACTGTGCGGCATCGACACCGTAAGCACGTTCAGCGTGGCAATCCACCCGGCCATCGTGTCGAGGTAATTGCTCGGCTGGGTGAGGCCTTCGGTGAATCTGGAATACTCGGCCGCAATACGCATCTCGTCTCGCATGGTGCGGCGCGCAAAAGTGAAGCTGCCGATGCTGTCAACGTGCAGATGGAAATCAGTGGCAGCTGCGGCGCGGCCCTGTCGGTTTTTTTCTTCGGTACTCATATCGGCTCCAAGTGGTCAGGATTGAACACAATTCCGTCATTGTTGGGTCACGACAAAAAGCCCGCACTAGGCGGGCTTTTTGGTGTTGCCTTGGCGCAGTTAGGCGCCGGTGCCGCTGGTGTCCAGAGCGTTGAACTGGCCGGAGCCAATCAGGATCTGGTGCTTGGATACTTCGAGGTCGCCCGATGCGTAAGAGCAGCCAATGTATTTGCGCAACAGCGTGCCATCATCCTTGGAGTAGGTCTCGATGTCGAAGACCAAGCCTTGCAGCATGGCATCGCCGTTTTCGGCAAAAATGCCACGCTCGCGCATCTTGTCGGCGATCAGGATCATGCGACTCACCGTCAGGGAATGGCGCGCCATGGTTGGCACGTACTCCTGAGCGTGGATATCGCCAATGCCAGAGGCCGGCTCGGGCGAGTAGTCGTCGTTCATGCGGACCGACTGGACCATGCCCACTTGGAAACCGTCATACGTGATGATGATCCGGTTACCACTCTGGACCTTCCGATTCTCTCTCATGGTCTACCCCTCCTTATGCCGAGGCAGTGCCGGTGAAGATCTTCAGCGAGATCGAAACCGGGATGTAGTTGATAGGGATGACCGGGGAGCATTCAAACGCCACAGCCAGCACGTCGCCATCTGCCGTGACGGTGATACCACGGAACGGCGGATTTGCTTTATCGCCGGCCAGAACACCCGGGCCGGAAGGCTCAGCAACTGCCAGCGCTTTCAGGGCGGTCTGGGTGATACTCGCTGCGCGACCAAGGTTGACTTGGTTGTTCTTTTCGCCGCGCAGGATGTCCAGCGCCTCGCGAACGGTGCGCGCGGTGTAGTCAGCCGCCCAGCCACAGGACTGCTCAACCTTGTTGAACTTTTTGTCCTTGATCCACGTACTGATCGACTGGACAACCTTGTAGCCGGTCTTGGTGTCCTCGATGCACAGAACACCACCCTTGATCAGGGCGTCGGTGTCGGTTGGGTTGCGCAGCTTGCGCTCCAGACCGCTCACGGTGATCGTTTTGTTACTCAACGCGGTGCCCGGGTTCACACCCGCGAACATGCCAGTCAGGAGCGCCGCCATGTAGGCTGGCGAGAACAGAACCAGATTGCCGGCTGCGTTGTAGTCGTAGTAGCCGAGGTGAACGATCGAGGTGCGATCGCTGCCCAGCGACTTGGCCATGGTCAAGGCGTCCTCGTCCGAGGTGCCCAGCGGCGCACCAACGATGGCGCGACGCTCCATCCCGGCGAACTTGGACATGTACTGAACGTGCGCTTCGGTCATCGCCCAGATCGCAGCGTTGGTAGTCACCGGGGTGATCCATTGCGCATCGACCGTTTGCAGGGTGGTGAAGGCCGCCGACCATTCCGGGGTGCTGGTGATGCCGTCAGAGCCGCCGGTGAGGTACTTGAACGATGTCAGTGCCGGGATTGCGCCTGCACCGGTCGCCCGGCTTGCGGTCACGTAGCCTTCGCCGTTCGAGTTGAACCAGTCAACCACAGCTTGCAGGTTGGCGGTAACCTTGACCGGAGTCGTCTTCACATCGACCGAGGCCGAAAAATCGAAGCCATTCAGCGACGCCAGTTCATCGTTCGACGTGTCGCTGATCAGCGCGCTGAAATCCGGCACGGTATTGATGAAGTCGACCACCTGCGCATAGGTGCCGTAGGTGGTGAGATCCACAGTCGCCACCGTGGTGCCGGATGGCGCCTGCAACACGATACTGGTGCCGGTCACGGTCATTGCAGCACTGGCCAGCGCGCCGGTGTACTGGATCGTGAAGGCATCGCGAGCGATGTTGTCTTCAGAGAAGTAGTCGGTCTGATACTGGGTAGTGATCGCCAGACCAGATACCGATCCTGCTTCGATCTTGACCTTGATCTGGTTGTTCCACAGGCCGTAGTCGGTCGAAACCAGATTGACAGCCGCGTTACCGGGGGTGTCATTCAGGACGAGCGACGCCTGTACGGCCGGGTTTACGCGGATGGCGTAAACGGTCGACGGGCCGCCAGTGTCAGCGCTCGGCGCGAATGCCTTGTTGATGGCGTCCAGCAGTGCGCCACTGCGCAGTACTGCCTTGGCCTCGGCCGGGGTGCTGAATGCCAGTTGCGTATTGGGTTTACCACCAGTGCAGGTGCCCAGCAGCGCGGCATAGTTGCCCACGCCGAGATTCGCGCTCTGCATTGCAGAGTCGTCGATCTTGGACATCGTAGCCGGGGTGATCCACAGCTTACCGTTGAAGAAAAGGGACATTGATTTTAGTCCTCAATGACAAGTTGGGTGAAGGCTACGAAACGGGCTTGGAAGTTCGCTTCGAAGTCCTTGATGTGGCCGGCTTGGCGTTCGGTGTAATAGAACGCGTTGATCAGCTCAACGCGATTATCACGGGCCGAAAGCTTCTGCATGAATTCCTGCAGAGTGATTTGAAACGCAGCGGGAACCGGCGTGTTCGACATGTCTGCGTCCTCTGCGATAGTCGGTTTTTCAGTAGCTGCAACCTGCGCGGCAGAGGCGACAGCCTCGGTCGTTTCAGGGGTGTCGCTGGTGGTGCTTTTAGCTGCCATGGTGTGGTCCTTATGGAAACAATCCGCCGCGCAGGCGGTTTACGTGGTGGTCGAGAGCGTGACCACAACATCCTGAATCGTGCTGACGCGGGCGCTGACACGCGCTGGCGCAACACATGAAAGATTGCAAAGCACTTGATAGACCGGTGCGCCGAATTCGCCATTGACCGCATTGACGTCACTGAAGCGGAAACTGACCTGCTGGATCCCGTGGTCATCGAGCACCGGCAGATTCGCCAGAAGCAGGCGGCGAAGCGCTTTACGCAGCTCGATACGTTCGAGCGGATTGAGGGACCATGCGACCATGCTGACGGACACGTCCTCAAGCCAGCCTTCGGATTCTTCGTCATCCTCATCGCTGCCAATGTCTTCGCCGATACCAGATTCGCCGCGCCCTTCATCGTTGAGTTCAACGGTGACGCAGGGGAACATCAGGTTCTGCTCAAGGGATGGTGGCGCTGTGTAGACTTGGATGTAGCCCAACTCGGTATTGAAGTTCCCGCGCTGCACCTCGACCTGCAAGCCAGCCTCAAGCCGCTCACGCAGGAAGGCCACCACGTCAGTGCTGTGATCCTCGTAGATTGCTGCTGGCGTTCCGCTGCTGCCTTGGCCAGCGACCCACGCGCCATTGACCCAGTAGAACGGCTTGTAGAACGCCATTACCTCGTTAGGCAGCGATGCAGCATCAACGAAAAACTTGGTTTCACCCTCAAACACCAGCAGCGCTGACGGGTCATCGAAGGATGCGATCGTGTCGCTGCCTTTGCGCAAAACGCGCCACTTCGTCGCGCCCGCCGGGGGTTCGAGGA